TCAGCGCTCCGCCTCGTAAGCCGCTACGCCTGATCCGACGGCAATCCAGCCATCCGGCGAGTGCGGGCTTTCGCAGATCGACACTTCCACTGCCTGGCCTTCCTTGGGCTCGGCTGGAAGGATCGCCGCAGTGCGCCGGAGGTCGTTCGAAGACGGCGCAAAAGTGCTCTCAGAGCAGTGGAACGCCCATATTCCGTGCTTTCCAGAACTACCTATCTGGCGGTCCAACTTCAGGGTCCACTTGCTTTTCAGCCGAATCACCAGCATCACCGAACTCCGTAGGAAAAGGCCGTAGTCTACTCCTACTGGCATGCTCTGTTGGCAGCCAGCAGTTGCGCCTCGTAACCGATCCGCTGCCGGCGCTCGGACAGCAGCGCGCGGACCTTGGTCTGGAGATCGTCGCCCTTCCGCAGCCCAGCCGCGGCCCAGGCCGGCACCTCCACCGCCGGCACTCGGCAAGGCACCGCAACGGGCACTTCTACGCGCACCGTGCGCGGCTCAGGCTCGACCTGGCCGGCGCATCCCGCCAGCGCGAACACCACCAGCATCAGCACCACCCTCATAGACCTAACTCCTGATCGATGACCACTTCGGCTGCCAGGCACTGATCACCAGCAGTTCGCTGGCTCAGCAGGCGCCGGGCTCCGGCATACTGCTCCGCGGCCTGCTGCCGCCCCCGCTCCACAGCCTGCGCGGCATCCCGGGCGCGCTGCTCGCCGGCCATGCGCAGCGCGGCAACCTGCCGGACCTGCTCTGCCACTGCGGACTCCAACTCTCCCCGGGAGGCACGGCAGGCAGCCAGATCCGCGCTCACGGCATCCAGCTGCGGCCGGTAGTGTCGCGCGCCGAGCCAGACACCGCCGGCGGTGCCGAGGCCGACCAGCACCAGGCAGGCCAGCGCGATGGCTGCCCAGCGCCAAGGGATCACGACAGCGGCTCCAGGAACAGCGCCCGTTCCGCCGCGCGACGCTTGACCAGTCCCTCCAGGCGCTTACCGCCCGCATTCACCCAGCGCGGGAACTGGTCCGCCGCCCCCCGGTAGTCACCCTTGTTCAGTAGCTTGAGCAGCGTGGACGACGCAAGATTGGCCGCCCCCAGGTTGTAGACGAAGCTCATCAGGGCGTCCCACTGGCTCTGGTTCAGCGGCACTTTCACCAGCTTGTCCAGCTCAGGCTCGAAGCGCTGAATGTCGTTGGCCAACATCCGCTCGGCCTGCTCAACGGTGATCGTCATGTAGCGGGTCACGCCCCGCGTAGTGCCATAGCCGATGGTCCAGACACCCACCGAGTCCTGATAGGCGGACAAGCGCAGGCCCTCGAACGATTTGATGAGGTCTATGCCTCGTTGGGAAGTACGCATTTACGGGTCTCCAGAAACGACGAAGCCCGCTCAATGGCGGGCCTATCTTCGTCGGAAAGGTGTTCGGGTCAGCTACCGGCCAGGATCACCACCAGCACGGCCATGCTCCCATTCAAAATGGGTAGTCTACACGCCGCCCGCCTCCGGCAGCGGATACCTGGCCTTGATCTCCTCGACCTTGGCTACCCAAGCACTGTAGTCCGGTTCCACGCCGGCCTTGATCGCGTCGAAATCGGCCTCGGTCTTGAGCGGGTCACTCTCCAGCCGGTAGGCATTTGCCCGAGCCATGGCTGCAGCATCGTATTCAGCCTGCCAGCGTTCTTGCGCCTGCTGTTCGGCGGTCTTTACCTTGCTCCAATCGATCATCGCGGTAACTCCACCGGGCCGTCGGCCTCGATCAGCAACGGTTCAGGGAAGCGAGCAGCGGCACTGGCATCAGCGGCCAGCGGGAACCGCAGGGTTAGTTCCAGCCGTCCATCCCTTCGCGCCACAGGACCAGCGAATAACTCCGATCCAATGGCCTCGGTCGGCAACTCGCCGCCCTCCGGGAGCGGAGTGAAGTCGAACGCCTGGCCGTTCACGGTGAGTACATCGCCAGCCCTGCTCAGCGACAGGTGCTCGTCGCTGCCTGGCAGTGGTGCGTACGGTGACAATTTGATCAGCATCAGAACCACCTCCCAATAGCTGTGAACGCAACGTTGACGGCAACTGAGGAGCGCGCAACTGTCGACATCACAATCGATGTAACTGAGTTTGGGGTAGCAACAAGCGCATTCGCCCACATCCCCCCGTGTCGGGCATTGCAATGCGTGTTCGGCGGCGAACTGAATGTCGCCGGATATGCCCATAAACCATTGGCGGGTGCCCCGTCTACGTGAATGCTGCCCGCCGCGGCGGTGGTCACTGTCAACGCGCGCTCAGCCCAGCAGACCTGAGTCCCATCCGCGAACCGCACATACTCCCCGTTCGCGTTACTCCAGCGATCAATCACCGCACCGGTCGGTACGCCGCTCGACTGCGAAACGGCGCCCAGAATGCTGTCTCGAGAGTACAGCGCGCCCGAACTACCGAGCGCCTCCCGTACCGCCGCACTGCCGAGGCCGAGATCCCCCCGCGCTGCCGCCGCATTTGCAGAAAGCGCCCAGGGCTTGATCCCCGCCAGGGTTGCCCCCCACTGGTTGGCGATCAGGTTGAATCGATCCGACAGGTCCTTGTCGTAGCCCAGCATCGGCGCCACCGCATAGGCCTGGCCGCTGGCCGTGTTGCCCTGGTAGTTGGGCTTGATCGAGATGACCGTCGAACTGGCGACGTTTGTGACCTCGTACCAACGTCCATCGGGTCCGCGAAATGCGTCGCCGACTCGGGCATTGGACGAGAACTGTGTGCCGGTACCGGTAACGGTCGGGCTATTTGCGGTCACCGCCACGGTTCCGGTTGAGTACCACGCCATAGAGTTCTCCTGCTATGCAATGGCCAGAAGAGGCCATGGGAAAGGTGTTCGTATTGCGTCTTGCCCAGGTCCGCCGACTTGAACAGTTGCTACGACAGTGTTTCGGGCCGAAGTAACAAACCCAATGGAGCACTCTCCAGTATCACCTTGGGGCGGTTGCGCCTGTACATTGAAATGACTAACCAGAAAATACCCATCGGTCCCATGCGGCCACGGCGCTGACCATGAATGCAACGTGTAGTACCCAAGATAATTGCCATTCGTGCCGTAATAATTCAGCAGCTGGGTACCACTTATGAACCGAACAAGATCCCTATTACTGTCAAATACCACTCTTGACTGATTGTCAAATATTTGCATCCCCCATCCGCCAGTTTTCGGCATGAACACCGCGCATGCCTTCCACTTCCCTCCCAGTACGACACCGCTTGTGTCTTGAAACACCTTCACGTAGAAGCTGAAACCCGTCCAGTTCCCAGACGAACCAGCATGTTGGAACATCGTTATGTGATGCGAACCATTAGGGCAAAAGAAAACAAACGGCGGGAACGGGCTCTGCACCGGAGATGGGTACGAGACGTTGATGATCTGGGCATTAGTGGCTGGGTAGGTACCAGACGCAACCAGATGCAGACAAGGGTGGTCCTGATCGATTATCACCTGACCGGCATTCCCAACAAACTTCGCACCGAAACTCATGAGAACATCACCGCATATAGAGTGTAATTCGCTGTTACATCACCGGACCAACCAAACGTAATAGTCGAGCCGCTAATGGTATGCCTGGGAATCCAAGATCTAGAATCCGGCGTATTGCAGACGACAAACATGACACCTTTAGAACCGTCGAACCCAGGGACCGTAACTGAAAGTCCCTGGGGGATGTTCCCCAAGTCCCGGCGATAGACCATCCTCAATGAATAATTATTGCTGTCAAAGAGTATTGAGCCGCCGGCTGAACGTGTTCTCATTCCGTAACTCATACGTCAAGATTCCCGATCTGGACTCGAAGCACCAAGTTTCCGTCATACACTTTTATTGCCTCTGCCGTCTGGCGCATAAACCCTCCCGACGTTGCGCTGTTCATTGTGAACGCGCCGCCCTTATCCAACTTCCATAGCGGCTCGCCGTTGGCACCGAGGGCGGTCGACTGAATCACGTTGCCGATCTTCGCGTTCGTAATCGAACCGTCCTGAATCATCGCGTTGTTGATGAACATCTGGCCTCCGACGATCGAGACCGGCGCCACGGTCTGCCCGCTGGAACTGTTGAACCAGAGGAACCGATCAGCCTGGAACGCCATGGTCGTCACGCTCGTACCGCTGTCGAAGCCCAGTTGCCAGCCAGCGGCGTACTTCTGGCCATTGGCATGCGCCTGGAGCTTCACGCTGTAGAGCGCCTTGACGTTTCCATCCAGCGAGGTAACCGCTTGAGATGTGGTCTGGATGTTCGCCTCGTTGGTATCGGTGCGCGCACTGACGGTATCCATCCGCTGCCCCAGGGCGCTGTCCGCGTTGGCGCGGACGGTCTGTTCGGTGCTGATGGCCGAGGCGTTGCTCGCAACCTGGCCGGATAGCTGATCCAGCCGCTGGACGGTCACGGCATTGTTCGACGCAACGACCGACTCCACGGTGGCGATCCTGCCCTCCGCGGTCCCGGTACGCGCTTCAAGCAAGCTCGTCCGCTTCGCCTGCGCTTCATCCTCGTTCGCCCGCACGGTGACTTCGGTGGCGGCTCGAGCAATGGTGTCCCAGCCCTTCAGCGCATCGGCCTTCTCTCCGGTCGCCGGCTCCCGGCGGGCGGCAGCCTGCAGAACATCCAGGCTCGAAGCCGCCGCTTCGACCTTACCGTCGAGCTCGGTGATATCCGCGGTGTTGGTGGCCACCTGCTGGGCCAGGCCGTTGGCCGTCTCGATCGACTGTCCGATGTCGGCCCAGTAGGTCGCGTTCGGCGGCGAGGCGTTGAGCGGCACCGCCTGCTTCGCTTGATACAGCCGGCTGCCGACCCGCACGATATCGTTCTTCGCGTAGGTCTTCGTCGGGTCGTAGGCCAGCACATCGGTCAGATTGTCGATCTGGTCCTGCAGGCCAGTGATATCGACCTGCATCTGATCGATGTCGGCGAAGAACTGCTCGCCCAGCGCGGACTCGACGTACTCCTTGGTGATCAGTTCGTTGTACTCGCTCGCATCCGTCGAGCTGATACCGTCGACCCAGGCCGACCAGGGGCCGACGTTGCCGGTCCGGTCGATCAGCCGCCCTCGGAAGGCCAGGCGAGCGCCGGCCGCCAGTGAGGTCAGCGTATGGGTGTCGGTCGGGTACGCGAACAAGCCCAGGGCAGTTGCGTTCTGCTCGCTGCCGCCTGGGGTGACCGACTGCTGAATCTCGGTGTAGGCGGTGTCCGCCGCGCCACTGACCGGGAATCCCCACTCCAGACCGATCTTCCACGGTCCGCTGGTGGTACGCAGGAACGCCAGCGCCGGCGGCGCGCCGGTCTTGCCGGTGATGTCGGTCAACACCGAGTTCGCTGGGATCGACGACACGTTCATGGAGTTCACAGCCCGCACGCGCGCAAGGTACTGGCCGGTGTATACCCCACGTACTTCCACCATCAGCTCCCCCGTACGCGGAACCCTGACCCACTCGCGCGAGCCCCAGCGCCACTCTACGTCGTACGCTACCGCGCCCGGTGCCGCGTCCCAGGCGATGGTCATGATCGTGACCGCCAGGCCTTGCTCGAACGCGATGTGCTGCGAGATCAATACGCGCGCAGGCGGATCTTGCACGCCGGATGGGAGGACGCTGATCGGTCGAGAGTCGATGATCGCCCCGTGATCAATCGCATCAAACTTGCCGGGCTCGTGCTGGATGACCTCAAGCTGGAATTGCTCCCAACTTGGTCTGGTCACGTTCTTGACGTAGAACTGCATCAGGGCCAGGTCGTCGTAGTCGATCGCCCAACCGCTCTCGGGGGAAGGCTCTTCACTGAAGTCGGCCACCACCGTTATGACGCGTCCGTCATGACCTTGAATCGCCCTGGCTTCCGAGCGCCCACTGGGCAGGTTGACTCGCAGCCGCGCGCCGACCGGGATATCCACATCTCGGTCTACGGTGATTGCTCGTCCAGATACCGCCGAGATCCTGCCGCCATTCGCACGACCGGCAAGCATGGGGTCTGCCAGAGCCACCACCTGTCCAGGCCGCGGGATGAATCCATCCAGGCCAACCTTCCAGACGGCCCCACGAGTCTGCAACTGCTCAGTCATAAGCGCCCACTGCCCCGCCCGCTGCGCCTGACCCTGGCTGGTGCAGCCGATAGCCCCGACCGATACCTCCCTGACGATCCCGCCAAGCTCGATAATCGCATCCTCGTCGAAGACCGGCTCCTTGTCTGTCTCGAACGCATTGGCCGGGTTGTCCCAAGAGACCATCGCCAGCGAATGGCGGTCTCGCGTCCGTGTCCCCGAATACGCAACCACGCCATCGTTCAGAATCTGCGAAGTGGTGTAGGTGTAAACGGGGTCCTGCGGCATGTCGGCGTTGACAGTGATCTGGCTACCATCCCAGAACGCCAACCCATGAAAGATTGCAGCGAGATCCTGAAGAACGGCATACGCCTCCTCTTGCTTCTGAAGATAGAGGTTGCAAGTGAACCGAGGCTCTTGACCGCCCTTCCCGTCCGGCACCAACTGGTCGCAATACTGCGCAATGCGATAGAGGGCCCAACGGTTGACCATGCTCTGGTCGATGCGCTCGCCCAGGCCGTAATAGGGGTTCAACACCAGGTCATAGAAGACCCAGGCCGGATTGTTGGAATAAGCCTCCTTGAAGGTGCCGTCCCAAACGCCATTCGTGGTACCGGGGCCGCCGGTAAAATAGGTCCGAGTCTCAGGGTCATAGTTCATCGGGACCCGCACGATTCGCCCGCGCATGAGCGCAGAGAACTTCGGAAAGTCACCCCCGAACTGCTGGGCGTCATATTCCACGCAGCCAAGGGCGGTGAGCGGAAACTCCTGGTTGCTGTCGACAACTTCAGCTATCGCAGTCAGCACCATGGTGTCCTGGACCAGAGAGCTGTTCGCCTCCGGCGTGATCCTCCGCACGCGTACCGCCCAGTGCCCTCCTGCCGGCAGGTTGATCCGGTGGGATCGGTAGTAGGTCGTAACGTTCTTCCGGTCGACAAACGTGCTGAGTACAGTCTGGTAAGGAGCACCATCCGTGGCGACATCGATCGCGTACTCAATGCGCACCCCATTGATGTTCCCGGACGAGTCCTGCGCCTGCAGGTTGGGCCAGGACAGGCGCACGCGTACCGCATCCGCCGTAGCGTTCGTGACGGTGTAGATGTAGGGCTGCGTGCTGAGCAAGGTCTGACCCACCGCAATCTCATTGCTGGATTCCGCTACGCCCTCTAGTCGCTCCTGATTTAACTCACCTGGACGAAACTGCCACTTCACGTCGGGGTAGTTCAGCGTGCCGTCTTCTGCCTGGATCGGAGTACCGTCAAGCTTGATCGACTTGAGTCCATTGACTGGCCCAACAATCGGCCCCCAGCTCAGGAGATACACGATCCGAGCAGTGGACAGGGAGGCAACGCCGTTCTGGGCGATGTGCGGCTGCTTCGGCTTGGAACTGCCCCCCTTGCTTCCACGCAAAGGCTGATGGCGCTTTTTGGTCACAACAGACATTTTCGATCTCCAGAAACAAGAAACCCCGCCGAAGCGGGGTCTGGCAGCGGTCGTGCTAGAGCTGGTCTTCCGTGTAAACCCCGCCCGACTCGACGGCGCCGCCGATCTCTCGCTCGCCGTAAAGCACTGGGTATGGGTTTCCCTGAGCAATAGTGGTCATGGCGCCACCGAATCCATAGCTCGGGTTATTCCCATCCTCGTTCTTCGCGGCGGAAGCCTGAGTTGACGGGGCCAGCATCTGGGCAACGCCACCAAGCGCCAGGCCAGCGCCGCCAGCCATCATTGCAACGCCTATTGCCGAGGTGGTACCGAACGTGAAATAGCCCGCAACAACCAACGCCGCCCCCAGGACCGTCTGAAAAATCCCGGAACTCTTGCTGCCTTGGATGACTGGCACGATGCGGATGACCGACTCGCCGGCTCCGGCCAGGTCAAGCTCCTCTTCGCGAAGATTTCGCCGCCCTACGAAAACCGCGAACCGCATCCCGCGCTCTTCTGCGGTTCGCATGAATTTCTCGAAACCATCTACCATGCTGGCCAGGGCAATGGTGGCCTCTCGCGGCCCTGATACATCGAGCACATACTCACGGCCAAATTCACGGCGCAACGCGCCATACAGTCGCACGGTCTTCATTGGGGGAAGTCCTTGTGGCGAAGGATCAGCCGGACCCTGTTGGCCATGGACCAGCCGTAGATTTCACGTGTGGCCGCGCGACCCGCCATGTGGTGATAGATGAACGGACCCGAGCCGCCCAGTGCTGGAGCCTCTTCACTTCGTAAACAAGGATCGGCACCGAGATAGATCGCGGCATGGTTCGGGTGATAACAAGGCCTCCCTGGAGTGGGCACCTGAAACACCAGCATGTCGCCACGGCGCAGGTCGTCAACGCGATAGAAACCGGCACTCTCGTAATTGTCCTCGTACAGGCTCGATCCGTCCTTGACCTCCCACCAAAGGTCCTTGCGCTCGAAGTTCGGCAGCGTCAACCCAGCTTCTCGCTCGTACCAATCCCGGCAGGCGCCCCAACAGTCGAGCAAGCCGTGGGAAAACTCTCGGCCAAGCAACGGGGCACGATAACCTGATGGTTTGAACCAGGTCATTTCCCCACCCGGCAGCCCGATGATTCCCCACGGCAATCCGTGAAGCTCACAACTGACCCGGTCGGCCATGCTCGGGATCGGAGCCTTGTCAGGATGGCTATGGATGACGGCAATTACTTCGCCGCGGTCCTCTGCTGCTGCGTAGTCCCGGTGATCCATGACGAAGTTTTCGCGATCACTGACCGCCAGGTTGCCACAAGGAGCGTATTCTCGGCCGCTATCGGTCTTGAGCAATACGCCACACGCCTCGCTCGGGTAGACGCTTTCGGCGTGCGCCAGGATCTGACACTGGAGCTTTTGACTGATGCGCATGCTTACCTCGACGAAACGATCAAACTTGCCCCCAAAGAACCGCCGAAGCGGTTGGTGTTGCCGCGCAGCTTGCAACTGCTCCAGCGGCCGCCGCACCGATCGAGAGCCGGGTTATCGGTAGGCTCATCCTTCTTCGTGAAGAGGGCGGCGCCGGTATAGGCGCAGGCCTCTCCTCGGTACTGACCTCGGCACGCCCACCGGCAAAGCTTAGTGATCTGCTGGGCGGGTAGCATCTGCCCCTCCATGTCGATAGGGCTGCTGAGCGCGAATGTGACCTGCTCACGGGTTTCCTCGGTCTTCTGCTCGATGAACCAGATTCCCACCCGAGACTCGTCGGCTGCGTCGGGGTTGCCATCAGGGAAGTTCGCGGCATCCAGATAGTGCCTCCACGTCTCGATCACCCGAACCCTGGCGCCACAGAGGTCTCGCAACTGAAGGCAGATGGCCGATATCGCTCCTCGAATGCCGGCGAGCTCGTTTGCCAGTTGGAGGGTCGGCGACGCGGGTCGACCATCGCCACGAATATCAAAGCCTTTTGCGGTGATTTGGATCGGCTCGTACACATTGCCCTGCCAGATGATCTCCCCTTCCTGGGCGTGGCCATGGAATCGCCAGAGATTTCCGCCAAGGCGCGTCGCATCCACCTCAAACAGCCGGATCAGGTTCCCCGGCTCAAGCTTCTGCACATCAGCATTGAAGGCCATGCGTTCTCCAGATATGAAAAAGCCCGCGCGAGGCGGGCTGGAAGGTTGTACAGCGTGGATGAAATGCCAGTGGCAACCGCCCTACCGGGGTAGTAGCGTCGTGCCTTCATGCAAGGGTTTCCCGACCCTGAGCATGCCGGCCCAGGGATCGGGAGGCGCCAATGTCGGCGCGGTTAAAGACCTAGGAGGTCAAGATGAGCGAAAAGCCCGTTGTGTCACCCTTCCAACTGAGCGTTATGGCCGCACTATCGGTGGTTGGCTCAATTCTTGGGTCAACGAACAAAGGGGCCATCGACAAGGTGGTTGAGCATATCGAGACCATCAAATCCAAAATGCCAGCAGATGCTTCCCTCCGCGACGGATCTTCTGAGCACCACCTGGCTCTTGATGCCTTGATTTCAGGGCTGAGGGCTGCCAGCAAGATGGATCAGATCTAAAGGATCGGCTCAAGCCCAAGAGCCGCCTCCATCCTCGAAAGCCGACGCTCGAGCAGGTCGGCTTTTCTTTCCAACTCGTCTGTAAGCTCTTTCGGCAGACACAGGCCAGTGACATCAACCGGCGAGATCGTTGCCTCCGAGACAAGCCTTTCGAACTCTGCACTACCAGGCTGCGGAAGCTCTACGACCACATCCAGCTTATCGAGTTTCATCACACTCTCCCGCGGCATAGCCGCTCATGGTTGGTTGTTACGGGTAGAAGACCTGAACGAACGTGAAGCTCAGTTCGTACAGACCTCCCCCCAACGGCCTCAGTTTGTATCCATTGCACCGGTATCGACCCTGTACGCCGCCAGGGGGCGTCCATAGGAACGACTTGTACCCCTCGTGCCGGTCCAGAAAGGCGCGGGCGCCCAGGAGATCATCACCAGCCTCCAGGCGCCCGATGATCGTCATTCCATCCCAGGTCTCGGATCTGGTGTTGATCCCCGTTCCGCCGGACTGAACGTATCCATCCCCGAAGTCGTTCTGCCAGGTGCGTTGAGCAGTCTCGCCGGTAGCTCCAAGGCGCGTACAGTAAGAAAAGGTCTCAGCCACTTATCGTCTCCAAAGCAGACCGTTCTGCCCCATCTCTTCCCGAATGACGCTCCGGACCTCCTCCCGCAAGGCCAGCCCGGCAGCCTCTCCCTGCATTCGAGCTTCCTCTTGGCTCATGCCGGGCTGGGCATTAACCGTGACCGGAGCGTTGATAGTGATCGACGGCGCCTGTCCAGCCCCAGCACTCGCGCCGCCTTCCCTGCTGAGGAAAGCAGTCAGGTCCCTGTTTTGATTCGGACTGAGCACCCGCTCACCAGCATCAAGCAGCCAGGTACTCTCCTTCGGGATGTTGTCGATGCCGCCGTGCGCGATGCCCGCGAAGGCCGCCGAAGAAACTCCAGCAACCATTGGCGCGGTAGCTGCGGCGGCAGCCGCAGCAGCACCAGCAGCCAGGCCAGGGCCAACAATCGGGATGGCAGCCGTCGAGGCAAACGCTGCTAGCTGTGCCTGAAACGCCGTTGCCTGAGCATTGGCGACCAGCCCGATTGCCGCAGTCGATTGAGCCGTCTTCCCTACGACCAACTGCACCGCCTGGTAGACAAGCCACTGGGCGGCCATGTCAGCCAGGGCCTTGATGACCGACTTAGCCAGGTCCGCAGCCATGTCACCGAACGCATCTCCGAGACTCTTGGTCCGCGTGACGATATCGGTGATTGCATCGCCCAAGCCGTTGGTAGCATCGCCAAGTGCACCAGATACGAAGACAGAGGCCTGCTTCGAGTAATTCTGTGCATCCTCCACGTAGGTTTCCCATGCGGAGCGGGCTCCGGACACCCAGTCCCCCTGAGCCTCAAGTCGAGCATCGTAGTTTGCCTGCAACTGCTCCAGCATTTGCTTATGGTGCTTCTGTTGAGCCTGGAGTTCTTGCTGGTACTCGTCGTCGCTCATCCCGACCGATCTGTCTGCGTAGCGGTCGGCAAGATCCCTGCGGGCCTTGGCGTAACGGTCATTCTCCTCGTTCAGCTTGTCGAACAGCCCCCTCTGGCTATCGCTCATCCCCATCCCGAGGATTTCGCGCTGCCCTTCGAGCTTGAGATTGCCCAGGCTCTCGTCCATCGCGGACTTGATCTCTCTGAGCCGCTTCACGAACGGATTGGCCGCGTCCACTGCGGAGTTGAACGACTTGGCCGCCCACTCGATTCCCTTCGCATACTCCTGGCTCGTGATCTTCCCCCTGTCCTTCAGGGTGTTGAGGGCCTCGATGTTTTTCCTGTACTCGTCCGCCGCAGTCGCGGTAGGGTCGATCTCCTTCTTGAGGTCCCGATACCGCTCCTCAGCCTGCTTCAGCCCCTTCGCAGAGTCCTTCAACAGGTCCTTCTGGGACTTGGTCGAGGCATTCGCCTTGTCCACGGCTGCGGCATAGGCCAGGGCGCGCTTTTCATCGTCAGGACTTAGCTTCAGGATTCCAGCGTTGATCTGGGCGCGGAGCTTCTCTACCTCGGTCAGCTTGCCGGCGACAACGCTCTGTTTCTGCAAATTATCCAGATAGCTCGCGCCAGCCTTATCCGAAGCGAACCTTGCACCGTCCAGTTCTCGCTGTGTCTTCTGGATGGCAAGGCGCAAGGACTCTGCTTTCTCCTTTGCCTCGTCCAGCGAAGGACCAAACGGAATGTCGGTATTGTCGTCAACGCCCTTCTGGAACCGCTCTTGAAGCGCCTCGGCATCCTTCAATTGATCCTGAAGTCCCGCCAACTGCTGCTTCAACTGGTCATAGCTGAGATCGGAAAGATCCTCCGGAATCATCGTCCGAGCGGCCTGACGGATGCGGGTGGAGGCGTCTTCGAAAGCATTGGCCGCACGGCCAGCGTTGCTCTCGGCCTTGTCCCCGAAGTCGACGAAGGACAGGGCTACAGCGCCGATAGACAGAATGAGACCCGGCCACCCGGCAGCCATTCGGAGAATACCCGCGCCCGCCGCTCTTAGGGCATTCAGCCCAATGGTCAGTGAGGTGCTTGCGGCATACCAACGACCCAATGCCGCTGTGGAGGCAGCCTGAGCAGTCGCAAGCTGAGCATTGGCAACCGCGACACCCTCAGTCGCAGCCGCCCACCTTGCCATGGCTGCGGTCGCAGCCTCGGAAGACGCAACCGTGGTGGCTGCGAGTTGCTGCTCAGCAACCTGTAGCTGCTTGGTTATTGCAACCTCACTGAGCCTAAGTTCAACCATCCTGGCGACTGATTGCTGCCGTCCAATTTCGGTAATTTGGGCTCTTAGTCGCTGAACCTCAAGTTCCTTTTCGGCAGCGATTGCAGCCTGCACCGACTGAAGTCGAGCAATTTCCGAAGCCTGCCGCTGGCGATCAGCCGCAACTTGCGCTTCAGCGGAAACAACAGCCTGTCTAGCGCGAGCCGCTTCCGCGACAGCGGAAGTTCGAATAGCCTGGGCTCGAACAAGCTCACTTTGAGCGGACTGGGACGCCGCAAGGTTCTGTTCTCTGGTTGCCTTTACGTTAGCAGCCAAAGATACCAGCCACGTTCCAGAAACTGCAGCAACTCTCGCTATTGCTAGATATAAACCCGTATTGAGTATCTGAACGAAAGTTTGCACTCCCGTAGAGTCAAGCGACTTCGACAGGGAAACCATGGCTTCCGTAAAAGCCTTGGACACCCCGAGAGTGCTATCCAGGCTGCCGATCGCCCTGGTCGCGCTGTTCTCCAGAACTTGAAACGCGCCAGCGATGGTAGTCTGGGCGCGCGCAAACTGGTCATCAATAGCTCGGGTTTGAGACAGAATCGCCTCGAAGACCTGCTTGGAGGTCAGCTTGCCCTGTTCGCCAAGCTTTCGAAGGTCTCCAACCGCAACCCCGAGACCGTTTGCGACGGCCTGGGCCAAGCCCGGAGCCTGCTCGAGTACCGAGTTCAACTCCTGGCCTCGGAGCACGCCAGAGGCAAAGGCCTGTCCGAGTTGCACCAGCGCACCTTCCGCAGCGGCAGCGGAAACACCACTGGCCGACATGGCCTTGCTGATGTTCTGGGTCACCTGGACAACTTGCTGTTGATTTACCCCGAGGTCGCCAGTTGAAGCGGCAATCCTCTGGTACAGCTCCGCAGTGCCCTCCAAGGATGACCGCGCATTCTGAGCGACGGAATACACTGCATCCATCGACTGACTGAACTGAGCCTGACTTTCGCTGACCTGCTTGATGCGGTTCTCAATAGAGACCCAGGCTTGCGAATATCCAACAAGCTCTCGGGCGCTCAGATAAGCAGCCGCCGCAACACCAATAGACTTGATAGCGCTAACTGCTGTCGAACTCGCCCGCTGCGTGCTTTGCTCAATCCGCGCCATGCTGCGCGCAGTGTCTTGGGAGGCGCGATTCATGCTCTGCTGAAATCCCCCAATGCGCGCAATGAGGTCGAGCGTCAGCACACCAAGGGAGCGAGAGGCCATTTAGCTTTTCTCCGGACAATAAAAAACCGCCCGAAGGCGGCTTGCATAGGGATTTTCTACTTCTTCAGATAATCATCCCCATTGAATATGATTTTCGGCCAATTTTAGTTTGGCCGATGCCAGTACAGACATGCCCATATCTCATATCTCAGACCGACAATGTCGGCATAGCTTAGCCTCCTCTCTGACGGCTTCCGCGCAATATGGGCATTTCTTAAAACCATTCGATATACCGACATCCACTGCAGCCTGACGAGACGAGCGTTCAGATGCTTGCTTATCTTCCCCTAGAATAAATATAAGAGGTATGGCGATTATCGGAGCGAAGAAACCAAAGACAAACCATAGGGCTATACTTCTTCTGCGAGATGCTGCCAGATACGCAGAGATTGACGCCAACCAAACCCCGAAAAACAAAATATAAACCCAATTATTATAAACTTCCTCAAACATATCTTACCTGCCGATTAAATCAGAAACTAAAACAGCTTACCGACCAAATCTTGCAGGGGATGGAGAGGAACCTGCCATGCTATACCCTGTAACCTTTCCATCTGGACCAAGAATTACCGAAAGCCCCTGGGTTTCGGTGCCAGCCCCCATAAACCCAACATAGGCATACCCCCAGGTAAGTACACGGCTCCCATCTGAATTGTATTGTTCCGCCATGGGCTTGCCAAAAATCGAAATCAACTGATCCTGAGTTGTTTGTCCCTGCACAATTCTATCCACCTGCTCCTGCGTAATCTCTTTTCCACTAGAGGCGCATCCACTTAAAACAGCAGTTAGAACTATTGAAGCAACCAATATCTTACGCATTAACAACCCTCCCGGTGGTGATCGCTCGGAATCTAGCACGGAGCCAGCATCCTGGCCAACCGGAGCGCCAGCACAGGAACCCAGCATCCTTGCCAGGTCAAACCCATGCGGCCATGGCTTGCTCGAGCGAGATACCCACCGGCTCTACCGGCCCCCGAACATGGGGACGGAAGTCGTCGGGTTCGCACTTCACACCCCCTACCTTGGCCTGAATCGCGGCTAACTGAGCCAGCACCCACTCCAGGCGATAGCTCCCGTTGAGGGAGCCACGCTTTTTCAGGTAGGCAACCCACGCCCTGTACTCATCGTAGTCGATGCGCTCCTTCGCCTCGCGAATGGTGCAACCGCCGATGCCGTTCAGCACGAGTTCATGCCAAACCTCATCGGCGGGCGTCAGTTTTTTTCGTCACCCGGCGCAGTGCCATTGACCTCCGCGACAGCCTGCAAGAGCAGGAAGCCCAACGCAGGGTCGAGGTTGAACGCAGTTTCGTAGGGAATCTCCTCTTCACCACCCTCACCCAGTCTTACGCTCTCGGCCAGGTAGCGCGCATTCTGGCTCTTCTTGTCGTCGTCTTGGGCGAACAGGCGTTCCATGGCGCCGAAACTGCTGCGCTTGATGAATACATCGAAGGTGTCCGTGACCGCCTTTTTCTTACCCGGCGGAGTGTGCGTCCAGGTGATGCTTTTCTTCACCAGTCCATCGCCCAGGACCGCGCCAGCGGCCACCAGATCGGCTAGTTTCATGTCTGCTCCTTACGCGGTTTTCGGAATCCACTGCCCTGCGCCAGAGCGCTGGATCGTGGCCTGGGTGGCGACCAGGGTGTTGGCTGCAAAATCGAACGGGAAGTCGCTGACGTAACCACGGAAAACGAACCATGTACGCGTCGGCGGAAGATCAAAGTCCCAGTCTCCATTGCTGTCTTGGTCTGCGGACGGGCTTACACCGACACCATCTGACCAGCCGACAGCAAAGACAATATCCTGGTCACTGTCATCCTCTGAGAGCTGAAAGAGCCGAACATGGCTCGCATTCCGCGGATCTGCATTCAGTCCGAGAGTGGCTTGACCAGGGGTACGCATGCCCTTCTTGTATTTGCGCGAGGTCTCGCTCAAGCACGGGTCCTCGATCTGATCCGCCGGGTTTCCTCCGGGGTTGAAGGAGGTTGCGCACTCGATCTCCATCACCGTAAAAGGACCAGATCCAGAGCGGGGCGGAACAAGGGCATAGACCTGAGTTCCTTGGGTAAGCATCGACATAACGTCTTCTCCTGTAGCAGGCAATAAAAACCCGCGCGGTGGCGGGCTGATTGGTTTAGGTGTCTATCGCTGGACTATCCAGTCGATGTCAAAGCTGACTCGGTAGGTCTTGGTATCAGGATCAACAGATTCCCCTCCCCAGCGGACTACATAGGCTGAAAGCTCAATTGCATCCCTGATGGCCTTTGCTGCATCTCTGGCTTCCGCAGCGGTGGCTGAGAAAATGTCCACCTGGAGGGTGAACCCATCGGCGTCAGGGCGCCCCCATAGGTAGTTCTCCGGCGATCCAGATATGGTCTGCCATGTTGCGTACGGCTTGACGACGAGCTGGGGGGACAGGCCAAACTGATACATCCTCAGCGGGGACGCACCGAGAATCGCGGTAACAGCGGGACTACTTGAGCAGACCTTAAAGATTGGCGGATGCATCACCTCCCCCTTAGAGCCTTGTCTATTTCGCCATCAAGCTCGGATATGAATTTTTCAGTAACGGGCTCAATGTTTTGAGACAGAGCAGGCCGCATGAATGGCTTCGCCGGCGAGTACTTGGTGCCGAACTCCAGATAGCGCCAGTGCCTGGTGTCGCCACCAGGATTTCCGCTTGCATCCTTGCTGTACTGGTTTCGACCAGCGCCGCCGCGCACTCCAACCTTCATCACCACCCCCCCTTCACGCCGCCCCTGCTTGGCGGACTCTTGAGTGATGATGTTCTTCCAGATTTTCTCTGGTGTTTCGGGATCATCGACAAGTCGCGCCTTTTCTCGTGCGGCATCCCTGACAATGTTCATCGCCCTGCGGGCTGCTTTTCTCAGGCCGTTCTTTTGGAGGCGCGGGCCAAGAGTTCTGAGTTTCTCGAGCACGCCTTCAAGCCCGGTGATGCTGAACTCAACGCCGTCAGCCATGGACTCTCCGGAACGCAAAGCTGGTGATGCCTTCTCGGCCAAGTTTCGACTCCTGGTCGTTTAGCTCGACACATTCGAAACCTTGACGCTCGCACCATCCGATCAAACCGTGCATCGTGTGGTACCAGATATGCTCACCCGGCTTGTAGTGCTTGGAGGACAGGCAGTCAGCCTGATCCTTATAAATCGGCATCGACACGAACAGCCACTCGCCAACATGGTCCAGCAGTTTCTCCGGCTCCGGGATGTGTTCCAGGCTGTCCCAGCAGGTCACAGCTTCTGCATGATGCTGGTATGGGTCGTAGTAGCGCTCCTGCGCCCTCAGCCAAGCCACCGCTTCCGGATTCACGTCAAAGCCCATCGCGCCGGACTCTGTGACGAAACGGCCTCCTCCGATACCGATGTCTACCACCTGTCCGGCAAAGTGACGGCGCACCAGATCAAGACGGGCCTGGGTCAGCGCAGCGCCCATCGGGGTAGCGTCAAGCAGCTGGTACTTCTCGAAATACGGTCCCGTGTAGTCCATCGGAGGGCGCGGGTGGAAGCCCATGCCAAGCTCTTCAGACCAGAGCAGGCAGTCGGTCAGCCCAGGCGGCAAAGCGTGCGTCATGATCGGCGATCCTTTTGTCACAAGTGTGCTGTTTCAGGGTGCAGCGGCAGAACCTGTCGGGGGCCGCGAAGGTGATGCGGGACAGGTCCATGCACTTGTCGGTGATGTGTTCTGGCGAGTTGTATCCGCCCTGGCCGCCGCAGATGATCCAGGCCGGCACCTTGGCGGCGATGCTGGCCGGAACGATCCAGCCGATGCCGCCAATCACGGCATCTGCGTGCTGGAGCAGCGCCAGCAGTTGTTCAACCGGCAGTTCGCCCTTGTGGAACTGGATGTCTGCCGGCGGGAGTGGATCAAGCGCCCATTCCTTGCCCGGCTCTAGGTCTGCCACGGAAACCACTTTCCAGCCCCTGCGGCGCATCTCTGAGGCAGCGCTGGCGATGTACTCGGGCAGTGGGTTGCGCGTGTCTGCGCGCCACTCAGCGCGAACCGTGGCTGGGCGAACCAGCACATAGCGCCCATCGACTGGCGGAGGACCAAAGTCCGGCAGGTCGAACTCGCCGGGTTCGCAACGGAACGCCTTGCGCAGCCCCTGAATGATCGGGTCTCGGCCGTAGGCGATGCGCATTTGGCCGCCGCCGACAGGGCGGTGCCAGTCGTGCTCGCGCTGGATGTTCTTGGCCTGGGTTCTCAACTGCGTCGCCGGGCGAACGCACTTCACGTCGAGGTCGAGGTAAAGCTCTGGCCAGGGTGTTTCGAGGAATGCGCCTGGGTACTTCCTCAGGAATGCCCTGGAATAGATCGAGTCGCCGAGGCCGAGCATTCCACGGATCAGCATGGATCAGTCAGCCAGTCTGCTACGCAGTTCGTAGCCCATCAGTGGCCAGATTTTGGAGACGGCATTCTGCCGGGAGATTTTCCGGCCGATCTCCGCGTCGAAGTTCGCCGGGCTCGCACAGGCCGACTCGCCGGTGACGGTGAAGCCGTTCTTCAGTACCAGTACGCAGAAGGTCAGCAGGCCGAGCGATCCATGTACGCCCGCAACCACGGCGTCAGGATTGCAGTCAGGCCTCTGATTCACACCATCAGCCGCAGTGAAGTAGTACTCGCCAGCGATATTCGCCTCGATGTCTGCCGGCGTGATGCGTGGCGCAGTCAGGCCCTTGGCTTGGATTTCTTGTTCGATTGCTTCGTCGGTCATTTCATGATCTCCAGAAACGACGAAGCCCGCTCAAGGCGGGCTTTCGTTCGTCGGGGTTGGGTTAGGATGGGCTTCGAAATATCGAGCCAGCAATCAATGTGCAAGGCAGGCAGGTCTGCACACAACACGAATAATTGAAGTATCTGTTTCGCAGCTGAACTTTGGGCATACCGCAATGCCTCGTGTAGCTCTGTACGCGGTCATGTAGCGCTGCAATTGGTTTCTGGCTCTTCCGTTGAAAACGTCTCTTTTCACTTCAACGGGGATCAGATCGCCACCTATTTCTACCCATCCATCAGGAACGTTGATTCCATCCGATGGCCCCTGAACACGCTTGGCACCTGGAACCAGTTCAGACAGCCTTTCCCAAAACTCGCGATGGACATCAAATTCTGTAAAAGGTGGCGCTATGCTAGAGCGATTCTCGGTCGCCATATTGCGGGCCGCCTCAAACATGATGCACGCCCGTATCCACATCAAATCCTCGTGCTGGAACTCTTCGCCAGCCAACAAGCACATAGCTTCGACTGGCCTCTCAATTGCCATCCTCGCAATTTCGTTTAGCCCTTGAAGCCGATCACCAGAAAGCACGTTCATATTATCCCCTGCAATAGCCCTGGGAATAGATCGGCCACAGCAACGCCCCAGGGAAGGCGCTTTCGGGTGCCCCCTAGCTGTAGCCGGAAGAGAAACGCAGCGGGGCGGACGGATGAGCGACATCCGCCGTTCGGCTGTACGGGCCTAGCTGCGTGTTAGGTGCCCTTGCGAGCCAAATAGTTACCGGCCGTCCGTCAATCCATCAGAACAGCGCAGACGCCACTCACGGCGAGCGGTGACATCGGTCTCTGCGCTGGTGATGTTGTAGACTCGGCCATCCCAGATGACCCGCCAGGTGTACAGTTCCAACCGTTCTACGGGGAACCACCGACAATTGATCCTGGCAGTGGTCTCCGCCTGCGTGGCATCGGCAGCGATCAACTCGCGACCTGAGCCAGTCAGAACCTCGGCGGGAAGGTCGGCGCGACCGGAGAACAGAACGGTCTCCCAGGTCGTCACCATTTCCCCCGTATCAGGGTCTTGTGTTTGTACCTGCCGCTGAAACTGAATGCGATGGCGCATACGGTAGGCCAGCATTCAAACCCCCAAGCCGCATCGGTACGGCATCAGCTTCACCTCGGCCGCCTTACGCAGCGTCGCGATTTCATCGGGAGCAGCCTGATAGCTGGCCTGAAGCAAAAGAAGCACTCCGATGACCACGCTAGGCGGAAGTCCCGGTTCGCTACTGACAGCCTCACTGCTCTCTTCGCAGTTGCAAAGGCCATCAAGGGACTGGCGCCACATGAACTGGCAGGCCTCGTCCTCCGCTCCATCCAGCAGCAACTGGAGCTTGGCGTCATCCCAATCGTGGATCACATCAAGAAAGGACTTTGCCGTATCAAGCGGGATCAGGCTCATTCAGCGCGTCCTCCAGCTGTCTACGCGCGAAACAGGTAAGCGCCGTTTCGCGTGTGCAATTGATGATTTCTATCCCAGGGTTCTTGCGCTTCAGGTTTTCGAACTCTACCGGCCACTCGGATATCTTCCCTGCACTACCCAGCCCTCTGGGGTGATCACCATGCCAGTGAGACATCCCGCCAGTTTTCTGCATGTCGTAGCCGAGAAGGATGATTCGCTTGGCGCCCCTGGCTATGGCCAAAGAAACTGCGCCGCCGCCTGAGTTCCTGTAGTGCTCAATGCGTGCCGTTTTGATGCCGAAGGGATTGGCGCTGAGTGTCAGAAGCTCACCGCAGAAGTTTGCTTTAGCCTCGGCGGCGTATCTCTCCCACCAAACTTTATCCATTGCCCACAGCGCATCAGCCCAGGGAGTCAGTCGGAACGTTGTGTTCGTGCAGATGGCCGCCCTCTGCGGCGAGGAGTTCCGCCACTCTCGGACTCGTTCGCAGTCTTCTGCTGTGAGGCTGGGGCCACTTGCGAGGCAGACAGCGACTCGCCAGCCACAGGCTTTGGGATCTCTGATTCCACAATCTGGCAAAGTCCGCGCGCCACCAACTGGCGAGCCAGGTACTCGGATGCGAGGTATGCATCACCACCAGCCTTTCTCACGCGACCGCCGTCCAGGTATGAGCGAATTGGCTTGATCATTACGTCAGGCATAACCACCTCAAAGAAAGAGGGGCCGGTCTCCCGGCCCCTTCCAGTCAGCTGGCGGTCAGCGAACCAGCCACGAAAGCCTCGGGGCGATAGACCGCGAAGGCCAGCCGCTCCTCAGCGCGGATGGTGACCATGTTGTTCTCGAAGTCCTTGTCGTTCTCGGTGGAGACCAGAACCTCGATATCCATGCGGTCGAAGATCTGGGCGCCGAGCGAGAACGCTCCGGTCAGGAACTCGTCCTGAGTGATGGCCTGGGTTTCCACCACCGGCAGACGCCAGAGGGTCGGAGTGGTGCCGTTCTGCGGGCTGCCGATGATGTAGCGGTTCTCGGCGTCCTTGGTCAGCTCGATCAGCGCCCAGTCGATGGGGTTGAGCACGATACCGCTGGCCGGGAACTCGGCCAGTTGCGCCTGAAGGATCGCCAGGCGGATGCGGTCGATTCGCTGTTCGGCAGTCACCACTACGCCGCTCGGCGGCGCGTAGGCCTGCGCCTGCGGAATGATGCCGTGCAGATTTGCACCGGTTCCGTTTCCATAGAGCAGTTGACCTTCTTCGACCAGCATCAGGCCGTAACGAGCGCGCGCATCGATGTAGCTCTGCAAGGCCGAAGCGTCGTCCAGGATCTGGCGACTTGCCTTGAACAGGTGTGCGATGGTGCGAACCGGCGCGTTTTCCAGTTCGAAGGTGAGGTCGGAGTACGGCTTCTGGGTGCTTTCCGAAACAGGAGCGGCATTGTTGACGAAGCCGGTTTCGCGGACGTACTCGACGGAGTTCGACTCAGTGGTGCCAGGCGCAACCAGGTCTCGGATGGTCAGTCGACGCTGCGGCGCGGCAACGACACCGGGGCGACGATCAGGAGCAACCAGGGCGCCGCCAGAGCTGTCGATGGAGGTGATGGCCGAGCGCGGCATGGATACGCGATGCGAACCGCGCAGGGAGCTGGTTACACCCTGCTCTTTCAGGCTCTCTGCCACCATTTGGCCGACGGTCTTCGGTGCTTCTTCGCCGCCGTCACGCTTCTCGTTGGCCAGCATGGCTTGTTCCGCGGCGCTCAGTCGTGCTTGCAGTTCGCCCTGAGCAGTCAGCAGTTCGTCGACCTTGGCGCGGGTTTCCTTGTTCATCTCGCCGAAGTTGGCGATCTGGGTGTTGACCTGTTCGGCCTGGGACTTGATCTGGTCCCCAACCTGCTTGAGGCTGGCGTTCAGTTCGCCGATTTGTTTTTCGAAGTCGCTCATTGCGATTCTCCTTGGAGGAATTTGGTGATGTCTTGTGCTGCCCGGAGTGCAGCGGAGAGGTCAGGAGCGACAGCGCCAGGCATATCGGTCGGGGTGTCACCACCCCCGCCAGCAGCGCCAAGCATGCTGGTCTTGAAGTCGTTGATGAGTTCATTGCGCTGGCTTCGCGGCATGCCGCTGCGAGCCAGGGCGGCATCCATTCGGCGCTTGGCCAGGATGGCTTCACTGCGGTTGCTGGGAGCGCTGGATATCTCGTCGGACTCCAGGAAGGCATCTGCCCACCCCTTGTCGACGGCTTCGCGCCCACCGATCCAGGTCTCGGCGTCCATCTGCTTCACGATGTCGTCGATGTCGATTCCCGTGCGCTGTGCGTAAATGTCAGCCAGCGTCATGTCGAATGGCTCCAGCCAATCGGCGATCTCGCGGAGATCATTCCGATTGCCCATGGCGATCAGCCAGGCGTTGTGGATCATCAGGAAGGCGGCGCGGCCGATGCGGATTTCATCCCCCGCCATGGCGATGAAAGAGGCGGCAGAGGCAGCCAGGCCGATGATGTTCACCGTGACCTTGCCCTTGTGCTCGCGCAGCAGGTTGTAAATGGCCAGGCCTTCGAATACGTCGCCGCCGGGGCTGTTGATGTTCACGGTCACATCGACATCGTTGCCGATGGAGCGCAGAGCGCCAGCAATGCGTTTTGCCGTGACACCTTCACCGGTCCACCAGTCGTAGCCAATCGGCTCGTAGATGGTGATCGTGGAGTCCGGGTTATCGCCAGAAGCTGCTCGAAGCTCAGGACGCCATGCATCTAGCGCTTTGGGCGCCAGGTCGCACTGGACGCCCGAGCGCGGGCGAGCCTCCGGCGCTGCCGGAAGATTTCGCAGAGTCATGGGTTACTCCTGTGTTTCTTCGAAGTCGGGCCCAGGAACTTTCAGTCCTGCACCATGCTGATTTACGAGTTGTCGCGCTTCGTCGGCGGTGATCATCTTCCCAACGCCGAGGTAGGCCTTTTGAACCGCCTCTACGGCGGAGAGCTTTCTTTCGCTGCCCCCCCCAGTTGATCTAGGGGAACCAGGTTGGACTGGACGGTGAGAATGTCTCCGCCGGGGAGTTCTGGCAGGTTCTCTTTCCGGCGACCTTCGTTGCGGGTCATGAAACCGTTTTGCGCCATGGTGCTGTACCAGGCAGCGCGACCAGCGCTATCAGCCTTCAGGAACCCCTCAAGAGAGAACTCGGCGTAATAGCGAATCCGCTCGGGCGCAGTTAGCAGCCGCTTATTGACGCACTGCTGAATCTGATTGGTGATCGAACTGATCGAGAATGTCAGGAACGCGAGCATCTGCTGTTCAAGCCCTGTCCCCCAGTTGCTCCCCTTGTCGGTCTGGCCAATCATCCAGGGCGGCACCCCGAACCATCTGCAAATCTCGATCACGCCATGCTCTCGCGTCTCCAGCAACTGAGCATCGACCGGATTGATGCCGATGGTTTCAGGGGTAATCCCCTGCTCCAGAACCGGGGATCTTCCGGAGTTCATCGCGCCCGATACGGACTTCACATACTCCCTGAACTCCTCCCGCTGCGCAGGCTGGAGAATGCGGTCAACCTTGAAGGCGACCGTGGGTAGAAGTCCGTTTTTGAATGTGCCGTTGGCTGCATCCTCCGCCGACATGACCGAACCGAAGACATCAACGCCGTACCGGATTGCAGAAAGACCAATTCGACCATCCAGCGTGAACGCCGGGATGTGCAGCATGTTTGTGCGCTCGATCTCTCTACGAGCACCCTTCCTTGGCGTATAGAAGTACTTCAGCCGACCGTTGTCATCACACTCCAGGTCTACCCGCGAAGGAAGCAGGAAGTCCAGTGCAGCCGGCCTGCCCGCAGCGCGGCGAATCTCCGCGTATGCGTTCCCCCAAAGCAGCATCGATGCGACCATGGCCTGCCAGAACTGGAAGGCCGTCATGTCGTCGTTGGGGCTGTTGTGAACAACATCGTAGAGCGGGAACGACCGAGCATCGACTCTGCTTCCGTCCGCTTTCCGCTCGTACACTCCAAGCGGAAGACCGGCGACAGAAGTAGAGATCAAGCGAACGCAAGCCCATACCGCAGACAGCTTCATTGCCTTGTCGACAGTGACCTTTTTCCCGCTAGACGACTCTCGCCCCAGGAACTGCGACCAGAACGCGCCATCTGTCAGGCGGATGGTCTTATCCCCCCAGCCGAACAATGAGGACCTGGGCGCAGACGTAGCACTGCTCAGGACTTTTCCGAGACTCTTACTCACTGGTCAGCCCCTTGCGAATGAACGCCGCTATGGCGAACGCCGACGCCGCACCGGAAATGAGCGCCCAGCCGAACCCCAGCAGCACGAAGGTTCCGGCTACGAAAAGAGCCAGACCAAGGACGCCAAAGAAGAGGTAGAGGCCAGTAGCGATGTTCATGCGATGATCGGGTTCCGTATGGCGTTCATGAAGTCGTCGCCGTCATCAACGCCGGCAACCAGGGCGCGCCCCATAGCCATGATCAAGGTCACTGGACCGTCGATCTTGCAGTTGGGGTCGTTGTCGTTTTCCTTGCGCGGGTAGATGTTTTCCTTGGCATCGATCTTTGCCGCCACATTTCCCATCATCCAGGTCATGACTGGGTTTCCGTCATGCCAGAGCGTCCGCGCTATCACCCTCGCCTCCACCTCCTTCATCGGGTCGCTCATGTTCTTGACCGTCTGGTTGAAGTCCACGACCGGGATTGAGGTGTTCGAGAGGCGTGTAATCAGGTAGTTGGCCTGCCAGTCGTCGAAGGCGGCATCCTGCAGGTCGATCTGTTTTGCTAGGTCAAGGATGTCTGCCTCGATAAAGGCGTAGTCCGTCATGCTCCCGGGCGTCAGGATCAGGTGACCTTCAAGTGCGAAGTTCTGATACTTCTCGTTTTCCTCGGCAGCAGCTTCGGGGGCATAGAACCGCGGGATGCAGTAGAACTGACCAGCTTTCTCGAACAGCATTACCAGGGCGGCCACGTCTTTCTTGCTCGCCAAATCGAGCGCCATCCAGCAGCGACATCCGGCCATGTCCGCAACCGTTAATTCACGCTTCTGCCGCTGCCAGGCCAGCATGTTCATCCAGACCGTCCTAGCTCCCACCCACTGGTTCAGATGCTTGGTGCGGAAGGCGTTCTGCTTCGACGCCGAACGCTTGGCCTGCTGGAGCTGGGCCAGGAGGAAGTCAGGGAAGACCGACACTCCGTAATTCGGATTGGCCTTGATCAGGCTGGCCGGGTCATCCCACGGGTCATCCTCGTCGATCGTGTAGATGATCCCGAAAATCGTCTCATCGATCGTCTGACCCTCGAGAATGCGGATCACATCCCGTCGCTTCTCGTAGCAGGGTCCGCCGAGATTCGATCCCGCCGTCGTGATGATCGACAGCAATGGCTGTTCTCGCGCCCCCATGCCGGTCTGCATGGTGTCAACCAGGGCATCCGTGTCGTGTTCGTGGTACTCGTCCACCAGGGCCGCATGGGGACTTGCACCGTCCCCTGGGTTGCCGATCACCGTCTCGAACTTCGACATATCCTCCATGACGAACATGGGGCCAGGGTTCTTCTGGTTGCCAGAAAGCTCGATACCGAATCGGTTACGCAGGTTCTCCAGCTTGTGCGCCATCATCCACGCCGGACGGAAAACCTCGAAGGCCTGCTTCTCGGTGGTGGCGCCGGAGTAGACCTCGGCCCCCGACTCGCCATCTGCGGCGAATAGGTAAATGCCTCGTGCGGCAAGACGGGCCGACTTCCCGTTCTTCCTGGGAACCTCTTCGTAGGCCTCGCGGAACCTGCGCTTGCCGGTGTCCTTCTTCACCCAGCCGAAGATGTTGGCCTCGATGAATACCTGCCAAGGCTCGAACACTAGCTTCGACTTCGAAGCACTCCATTTGCCTTTGGTGTGAGGCATGAGCTGCATGAACTTGACAGCACGATCTGCCCTGGCCTCATCGAAAACGTATGGCCAATCGTCATCGCCCTGGCGGTCCAAGTTATTCAGGAAGCGCTGGCATGCAAGCTTCACATACCGGCACGCAACGATAGCCCCACCCACGACATCGCTAGCGTACTGTCGCGCAATGTCGCTGGGGGTCATCTCAGAAATCCTCGAACTCGTCCTTCTCCTTCGGCTTTTCCAGGCCGAACTTCTGGCGGTCGGACGGCGTTAGTCCAAGCCGGGCCAGGTTTCCGATCAGATGGGTGTACTTGCCAACCGCGAACTCTGTCGGGTTGGCACGGTATTCAGCGAGCAGGTTCGCGGTGACCTCCAGGATGATCCGGTCCGATCCCGTCAGAACGCCCTTGATCGACTGAGCGCACAACTCTTTCCATGCAAGACGAGCGGGGCCTTGCAGATAGATGGGCGCTTCGCCGACCTCCCCCTCTCCCTTTGCCGACTCCTGCCGGTAGCGCTGGGGGTTTTTCTTATCGGCGCCTTTGAACTTGGCGACGACATCTGGCTGTTTGTGTCGTGCCATCTTGAAACCTAAATTCTGTGGAAATGGAAAGTGACTTGGGGGCGCGGTGTCCTAACGGAAAGTTCTAAGGTTTTGACCCGCCCCACCCCTATAAATGAGAATTTTTCTCATTAAACTCGATTTTTCGGTAAAAACGCACGAAACCAGTGAAAACCACTGCCTTCATTCGTAAATATCTCGATATCGTCGTGTCCGCTCGCTGAGAGAACCCGACTATTTCCTAGATGCCGCCGACTCCCTTGCCGTCTTCCTCGCATGACATGGGTAGCCAGCAATAGCCATCAGGTTGGCGTCATCGTCTGTGCCGCCCTGGCTCAGCGGGATGATGTGGTCCACCTCTGTGGCGATCCTCTTCACCCCCTTGCACTCTGAGCACTGGCACATGTAGCCATCCCGCTTGAGGATGCGCTCTCGCTTGCGACGCCACGGCCTGCCACCGCGTCCGTTCCCCCATGCCTTGTCCTCTACCTCGTGCTTAGTCACTCCCTTGGCCTTGGGCTTGGTGTGACGCTGAGGGAGGTCAGGCACTTCCGGATACCTGATTGCCAGCTGCCTGATCCGGCGGGGTCCAGCCTTGCCGCCTAGCTTGTGCCGGTCTGAGGAACGAGAGCTTGCCGCCTTGCCATTCATCAGGATGGAGGGCCAGCAGTCCGGAGCGCAGCAGAGGCTCGAGAACCTTCATGGCGCTCACTGTCTCGCCGCTGTACCCAGCAATGTCATTAGGCGTCCAGGGCCGATTGGGGTTGACCTCGACTCCTGCAGGGATCGGGTGACTCTTCATGAGGGATTTCCTTCATCAGACATCCCGATGAGCTTCGCGACCATCAGGGCTTCGGCGAAATCATTTGCGTTGGCATCTCGCCAACGGGATAGCCCGCATACGTGGTAGACCGTCTTCCGGCCAGGGAGTGGAGTATCGGGCCGCTCGATCTTGTAGCGAACCTGGACAACCAGCTTGCCAAACCAGCCGCGGCGCACCCGGACAGAAGCTATCTGGGTCTCCCTGGCGGATCCCATAAATGCCGACATCAGATCGGCTCTCCACTCAGGTAGCTGGTGGGCACGGCTTCAGGATCATCACCATCCTCGGCGAGGGCCTGGATCAGCAGATGCAACAGTTGGTTGGTCTTTCGCTGTTCTTCGAGCAGGTTGCGTAGGATGACTCGAGCCTCTTCGCCGGTATCAGTCATCACGCACCTCCGGTCGCTTTGGGTTACTGGCTATAGCAGAGGCCGCCCGCTCTACGGCAACCCGCGCCCACTTCTTCGCCCATTCGCGCGTCTTGTTGCAGAAGGTGCACTTGGTCATCAGATTTGACCTTTCCCACGCGGACTCGCCACGAGGTCCCAGCTAAACGGTTCGGGAAGCGGGGCATGTGTTTCCACTTCTTCGCCGCAGAGCCTCACCCGCTTGTTAACGAGTGCGAACGTGACCGTGACGGTTGGAACAGGACCATCGTTGCTGACGCTCAACGAAAGCTGGCCAGGGAGCGGCTTCCCGTTGCTGTCACACAAAATCAGGGATGTGCCGGTGTTCTTCAGTAGAAGCGGAGCATCCATCAGTACACCCTCAGAATGTGGGCCAGATTCCCCCGCGCACGACACACAAGGCCGAGCAGGATTGCCAGGACCAGGGTCAGCCAAGGGGAGACAGGATTCAGTCTGTAGCCGTGGAGTGCATCTAGCATCACGCTCAGGGCGAAGCACCCACTACCAACGCACAGCAGGTATGCGAGCCAGGATACTCCCCGGCGATACCTCGCGCCTTGCCGGCGGTATGTCGCCAACCGCATGCAGATGGCGCCGCAAATCATCGCGGCTACCAGAGTCCAAGGGTCAACCATTACGACCTCCAAAGCGGTCCGCTATGAAGCGGAGCCAACCAGGCGTCTTTCCCCCCTGCACCCACTCCAGCAAGCTGGTGCCCACTGCGACGCAGAACAATGCCCCGCCACACGCGACCAGGCCCGATGTTCTGGCCCACTCGCGCCCGATGACTTCGCCGGCGACGTAGTAGCCAACGATCCAGGACACGACGAAGTAACCGAGGCGCGCCCAGGCCGAAATGTCCTTGGCATACACCACGAAGAAGATCGCCCCAGCAAAAGCACCGATCACCGCATTGGCATCAATGCCAGGGATCAATGCAGACGCACCAATACCGACCAGGCCGGCGACTGCTACCGCACCACTCGGCTCGGCCATATTCACGTACTCCAGATGCAGAAAGCCCAGGTCATTGCCTGGGCCTTGTAGTGTGGTGCCGGGCAGCAGGAGTCGAACCCGCAACCCTCTGATTACAAATCAGCAGCGCTCCCTGTTGCGCCATACCGGCTTATTGGCTGACGCGGATGGGATCGAACCATCGACCAATCGGGTAACAGCCGACCGCTCTACCTCTGAGCTACACGTCATTGAATCGAGTTTGGAGCGGCTCGCGGGACTTGAACCCGCAACATCTGACTTGGAAGGACAGTGCTCTGCCGGTTGAGCTAGAGCCGCGGAATAGGTACCGGGCGAACCCGGCGTCACGCCCGCAGAGCAAGTAGCCGGGGCTTTCGCCTTGATCACCAGTGGTGACCCTTGCTTTCTTCTGCCGCATGCGTGAATGCCGGGCTTCCACCGGCTCCCACTTCACTTTAACGCCTGCGTGTCCAAGGCGATCCCGGCCGCGTAGTCGCAACCCAGAAGGATTTGGTAGCAAGGGCTGACTTATGCGCTAGGTGCTGGTTTGTGGCGGCGCGCATGCGTCCTGATTCGGTGGCAGTTTGCACAGACTAGATCGCATTTCGCTATTTCCTCTAACAGCTTTTTCATGCTGTGAGGGCTGGCAACAAGATTCGCAACATTATCAATCTTCAACTCACCTTCGCGGTGATCGAAGTCCATCACGAATGGCGGGAAGCTATGGCCGCAATCGCCGCACGGATGGCTTTTAAGGTCGTCAACCAGCTTTCTAAAATCATCCTTGAGTGCTGACTTTCTGGCTTTCGCCCGTCGCACATACGCCTCTTTATTTCTCTGGTAGTGCAGCTTTGTAGCGAAAGCCTTACAGGCGTTGCATTGGGAATGCCGACGACCTTCACCTCTGAGAGGGAATTGGGCCAATGGTTTTAGGGTGCCGCACTTGGTGCACTCCTTCTCCATCTACCGCTTCTCCACCCTGCGTCGAAACAAAAAGCCCCGGCAGATGCCAGGGCTTCGGTGGTGACTTTCGCCAGAGGCGAATTTGTCACGATGGAGATAAGTCTGCCTCAGCCGGACATTTGTCGTCAAGCAGCATTTTTCATCATTTTTATCGCCGAAGAGACAGGCACAAGCGCTGCCTTGTCGAGGTCATTGCAGGCATCAAAACAGGACTGAATGAATCCCTCCCACTCCCTGGTCCATTGCTCTGACGACAGCTCAAGTCCGTGAATCTGGAGCAGCCATGCGCGGAACGACTCAGGGCTTGGACAGGGATCAACGCCTTCGCTCTGGCCGCCTTGGTGCATGCGACGGTACCGGAACAAGACTCCCGCAGCGACATAGCGCGCCTTCTCGAATTTCTTCGTGTACATCCTTGGGCCGGTTTCGTAAGCGACCCTGAACACGATCTCTTCCGCAGCCTCCTTGTCGTCTTCGCCAGCCATAGGGCTGTACATGTGATTGCCGAACACCTTCAGATGCGCCGGGAGGGTATCGATCGCCTTTTGAATCACGCCGGCGAGCGCCTGATGAACAGCCCGAGGAGTGCTAATGTCGCGCTCAGTTCTGGTCTGGTGGATTCCTGGCACGAAGGCGTGCTGGCTGTAGGAGACAGCCTCCCCATCATCATCGATCTCGGTGATACGGCGCCGGACATATCCGCCAGCCTCGACAATTCCAAGAGCAGCTCGCTCCGCCGCCTCAGCCATGCCGCTGTTCCAAGGGGTATAGAACGCATCGTGCCAGGCAATGCGTGCGCTGTTCAGATTCATTTCCCTTCCCCCTTAATCAGCCCATATTCACGAAGGATTGCCCACTGCTTGGCGATGTATTCCGCCAACGTCAAACCCGCCACTCCTTGATCTTTCCGCAAATCTCGCAGCGGTTAACGAAGTAGGTTCCTGAGGTTCCATCGGGCCTTCCATCAAGACCGATATAGATAACCTCTCCGCTCGACATGACCTTGTATTCGTGAACGCCTATGAGGCACCAAAGTTTCGCGGATAGCTTCATGCCGTTACCCTCTTCAGCTCGCGCAGCTTGGCGCGGTACTCGGCGGTGATCGCCTTCAGTTCGTCGTTGGTGTACTTGCGGGGACGGTGATCGGCTTCCAGAGCCTCTACAGCTTCCAGGCCGATGCGTTCGATCAAGCCCTCACGGAAGCCCTGGGAAACGGTAAGCCCCTTCCTGGCGTACTTGCTTGAGCCCGCGTTACAGGCCTTGCATTGAAGCCATATGTTGGATGGCTCCAGGCGGTGCTCGGGCCTTGCCCCCTTGCCGAGAAAATGCCCTGCGTCGAATGCACCTCCAGTCTTCCAGCCTTGTTCGGCTAGTACCTCGGCCTGAGACTTGCCGCAGCTTATGCAGCCGCTGCCGATGGAAAGTTCGTAGGTTCGCCGGTAGTCACGAACCGCCTTCTCGGCATCCTTCACGAAATCGCTGTGATTCTTCAGCTTCTCCTTACGCGCCTTGATCTCCCGGCGCTCGCGGTCGGCGATGGCCTTTCTCGCCGGCTTTGAGTGCTTGTCCTTGATGGCCAGGGCGCAGGCAGGAGAGCACACGCGCTGGCCCAGGCGCTGCGGGATGAACTTGGCGCCGCACTCGGTGTTCTGGCACTTTTTGGGTTTTGGCTGGCGGGCGGAAAGGGTCATTCGGCACCATCCGCGCGCATTTGCTTCCCATCCACCCCGAGTCGCGGAGTGATACCCCCGCCTGGAACACTGAGATACTGCAAGCCGGTAGCGTGGTCAGTGTGCAGCCGCATTCCACTGCGTCCGCCAGGAGCATCGGTGCTATCACGTTCGTTGCGCATGGCAGCGTTCAAGAACATGCAAAGGAAAAAGCCCAGGCAGATGCCAATAAAAGTATTCACGCCTTCACCTCCTTCGCTTCTCTGTCCCAGTAGGAAGGAAGCCCGCGAGTAAGGATTTCGTCGGTCAAGATGCGGTCATGGGCGATCAGTGCGACGGCCTTCGCGGCCAGCTTCTTGCGCATGATGAAGGCGTACTCATTCAGCTTCCTCCAGTTCCACTCATGGCGATCCAAAACCCACAGAGCAACGCCAATGCGAGGATTCATACGATTTCCTCCTTCGCCTTCTGCTGCTCGGGCTGGAAGTCGCCCCGAAGCGGCATGAGCCATTTCTCCCAGACAATGGCGCCTTGATCGTCAACCACCCATACCGGTTCGCCATCAGGCGTCTCGTAGACGCCTGGGTCCATCGGATTAGAACGATCAACCGGACCAACCAAGTGGCGGCTTATCAGTTCGACGCAGGTTCCGATCACCGGAGGGAAGGTATGGTTGATTACGAGCGCTAGGTCGCCCGCCTTGAACTTGCTCATGCGAAAGTCCCCATCTGATCAGCCGCCGCCATGGCGTCAGCCTCGGTTTCGAAGTGAGAGGAAAGGACCAGCCGCCAGCAAGCCGCGAACACATCCCGATAGAGGGGCTCAAAGGACGTATCGTCCATGCTGGCCCAGCTGATCGACTTGGCTTCCTTGCGAACGCCGTCAGGCGTGTGGATCAGGTGGAAGTGCCCGGCCTCGATGGTGATCCACTCCCGGAAAGCCTCTCGGCTCTTCTCGACTGCGGGGAAGCGGTCGGCGCGATCAGCCTCAAGCTTGGCGATATACGCAGCGACGGCGTTCTGCAACTGGCCAGGGCGGCCATTCAGATCCTCGAAGTACTTGGCAAGCCCGCGGATACCGCGCATCTCCTGGCGCGGCACCAGCCCGCCTTTCGGCTCCCAGTACTCCCACGCCAAATCCAGCATCGCGAAGAACTTCCCGTGGAATTTGGCGTTGCGCATCCGAGTGAATTTTCCATGGACGACCTGGCCGGCCTTCCACTTCTGGACAGTTTCACGGTCAGCCTCGGTGGCCGGAACCAATCCCTGGGCGGTACGGATAAGGGCGAGTTCAGCCACGGCCTACCCTCCCCTGGAACCAAACTTTATCGGGCGTGATGCCAGGGATCATCTCTGCGCGACGGCGAAGAACTTCTGCCCGCTCATGCGGGACTCCGGTCCGATCAGAAACCCCGTTGCGATAGCCATGCATGTAGGCAGCCGTCGAGCGCTGGGCGCGCAGGCCGTCCTTGCCGGCCATGTAGCCCTGAACCATTTCCCAATCGGCGTCCGAGTACATGTCCGGCTTGCGATAGTTCGGCATCACTCGACCTCCTCCGGCTTGGCGCCGGGAACCTCAGAACTGCAAGCAGCTGGCGGCCAGTGCCCCTTGTCCTCGAGCAGGTCCACGCACAGCGCGACGCACGCATCGCAGATAAGCGCCGATGGGCCTTTGATGAGAGCCTTGAGGTCGTGCTCGGACTCTCCGCAGAACGAGCAATAGTGAGTTTTCTCGCTCATTACACAGCCCTCCGCTCAGCCCGTTCAGCGCAGTCCCGGCATTTACGAACGCCAGGGATGATCGAACGCCGCGCTACCGGGATCTCCTCGCCGCAGTCTTCACATTCGGACAGGCTCTCGCCGACGTACTTGACTCGGGAGTACAGGCGTTCAGCGAGTTCACGCTCGGCGTAATCGTTGGCGATGTCTACGATATCCATGTCACTCGCCCTCCCCTTGCAGGCTCTTCAGTAGCGCCTTGAGCTGGCGATAGCTTTCCATCGACTTGGCGTTCGATTCGCGTTCCTGCTCGACTGCCAGCGCGACGTCCTCGATGCGATCAGACAGGCGCTTCATGTGCTCGGCCATGCCGGCGAGCTCGTTTGCCAGTTCGCCCAGCATCTCCAGTGGGGAGGCAGAGCGCTTCGGCTCGGGCTGGGTTTCGATCTTCTTCGCGGGCTCCGCCATCTTCGGCTCCTGATGCTTGGTCTTTTTCTCGACTTGGATTCGTTGGTAGTGGTCAGTACCAGTGCGGCGGATCAGTCCGGAATCGACTAGATCGCGCAGGCAGCCCTGGACAATCCGAACGTCCGGCGTGCTTCCGGTCATGTTGCGAAGTGCGGTGAGCACCTGGAACGAACGCCAGGGCTCAGAGATCGGTACGCACTCGTAGACCTTCTTCGCGATTCCGGTCTGGCCCTGCATGAGGGATTCCTGTTTTGCGGGAGTCACTGCTCGATCCTCCCTTCAGGCCAAATGCTCTTCACGACCGCGAGCGGGTCGCAGTCCTCCATCAGAATCATCGTGAAGCGCTTGGCGCCTACGACTACGGTCAAGGAGCGTTTCATTGGGCACCTCGCGGCTTGAAGTCAGCTACCATTGATCGCGCGGAAGGACGCTGCGGACGAACCGTCTGCTCCTGCTGCTCTTCCCGGTCCTGGGCGCAACTGACGAAGCGCGCGAACTCACCCTGGAACTGCAACAGGCAGAAGCCCGGCTTTGCGTGTCGACACTTCACGACATCAAGCTCGGTGATACCGTTCTGTCCACGCTCAGTGCTCATATCCCGGTGAGCCATGATGATCACGTCGGCGTCTTGTTCGATCTCGCCGGAATCGCGCAGGTCGCTCATTTTTGGCTTGGCGTCGGCCCGGGTTTCGATGCTCCGATTGAGCTGAGCAAGCGCGACAATTGGAATGCCAAGCTCTTTGGCGAGAGCCTTGAGCCCTCGGCTTATGGCGCCAAGTTCTTGGTTTCGGTTCTGATGACGGTGACTCGGATCTGAGGTGATAAGCCCGAGATAGTCGATGACGATCAGGCTCAGCGGCTTTGCTCGATGCTGGAATCGGGCGATGGAGCAGATCCGACTGAAAGTCAGTCCTCCCTTGTCGCAAATTCGCACATCACCCCTGGAGACTTGGTCCACTGCGGCAGTCATGCGCGCAATAGAGTCCTGGCACTCCAGCGCTTTGCCTGAGTCGATCGCCGCTTGCGAAACACCAGAAAGCGATGCGAGCGAGCGCTTTGCAAGTTCGGCTTGAGACATCTCCAGCGAGAAGATCAACGCGGCGCCCCGGTTGCGAACGGCAATTTCGTCAGCAATCCCCACCCCGAGAACCGTCTTACCCGTGCCAGGCCGACCAGCGATGATTGCCAGGTTGCCGGGACGCAATCCCTGGATAACGGCATCGAGGTCTGGCAGGTTGAACTTCAGTCCGACCGACTGAGTTCCCTTCCAGCGAACTTCCATTTCGTCGAAGACTGGGAGCATTGCCTCGCGCAGTGTCACCACATCAGGAGTCTCGTCCTGGGCGTTGAGATCGAGAACGATGCTCTGCGCTTCAGCCACCTGGTCCGGGATTTTCCCTCTCTGAAGGGCGATGTTCATGATCCGTTCGCCCGCTTCGTACAGCTCCCGAGCCTTTGCACGCTCGACGACAATCCTGGCGAAGTTTTCGGCGCTAGCTGTGCTTGCAACCTCGCGCCATAGATCGTTGGCGTATGCAAGCGTAAAGGCGCCACTTGGAAGCTCCGACCTAGCCTCCGCCAGAGAAAGCGGGTCAGGCACGATGGCCTTCGAATGACAGGCAAGGATCAGGCTGTAGATCACCGAGTTGTCGGCATGGCTGAAGTCGGTCGGGGAAAGGAAAGCCCCAACAACCTCGCACAGTTCCGGTTTCTTCATCAGCGCGCCAAGCACACCCTGCTCAGCTTCCATCGCTACCAGAGGACGCTCATGCGGCATCGTACTTGCCCTCCATGAAGCGCTGGATCTTGCTGGCGGTTGTCAGGAACTCGAAGTCTGCGCGCCACCCCCGGTTGTTGTTGCCCAGCATGAAGGGGCAATCCAGAACGTCGTTGAACAGCCCTTCCCAAAACGACAGTCCACCGTCACGGACCGGGAACCCGCCATCGAGCTTGAGGTTGTACGCGGCGCGGATGTGCTTCCGGTGAGCCTCCGTCACTCCCATGCAGCGCTTGAGCTTTCCACCGAGGATCTGGTTGTACAGGTCGCGGATCTTCTCGTAAGGGATGCGATCAATCTGGAACAGCTGTGCGGTCTGGCCGGAGCCAGGCTCTTGCTCTGCTGCTTGCTGCGGAGCGGAATGGGTCGAGGCGTCAGCGTCGACATGCTCTTCCTCTGGAATCAGAGAATCCGGAATCAGAGAATCAGGCGATCTTGGCGATTGTTCAGCACAGCCTTGGTTGTGACCAGGCACTTCCTTGGTTGTGCCTTGTTCTCTCTTTGGGTGTTCTGCGTCAACGCCCGGGAGAGAACTGGCCTGCTCACGGACATGAGGTGTCTGATGCTTGGCAAAGTTAAGAACCTGAATCAGCTTGACCCCGGCAGCCTCATAGCGATGGATGAACCCTGCCTTGGCCAGATCATCCAGCATCAAGTCAGCGTCTACGTTGTCGTAGGGAAGTGCCTCGGCCTTGATCCGTTTCGGGCGATCCTCAAGGCGCCCTTCCCGATCGGCCAACATCCAGAGGTAGATGAACAGCAGGCGAGCGAGAGGATCTAGCTCTGCTAGGTCTTCGTTTGCCATGATTCCGGGTTTGATGTTGCGGGCCCTAGCCATTTGCGATTTCCTCCATCTCTGCCCGGAATTCGGTCCAGTTCTTCACTTGTTTCGCAAATTCGATCAGCTCTTCCACCTCGAGACCCGCCTCGATGGCCTTGGCCATCAGCGGCATGACGTGAGCTTCGTTGACATAAATCCGGCGGCGCAGGATTCCTCTGGCGTAGAGCATTTTCTGCTTTGCTTCGGGAAGGCGCCGGGTGACGCAAATGCGAGGAATGGCATCGAAGCACTCCAGCACTTCCTCCTGATCGGGCGCAGTGCTGAGCTTGTCGGCGGCGATGTCCAGGGCGTCCAGGATCTCCTCGACGGAGAACTTCTTGATCCATTTGCGGATTACCGTCTTGCCGTGCTCGTTGACCGAGTGGCCGACCATGCGCGCGGTGATGCGATCGGCAATCAGCTGTACGGTCTCTTCACCGAAAGACTGGAGCTCATCGCGCCAGGCCAGCATCATTTCCAGCTGCTCGCGGCGCTCGTTCAGGTCTTCCAACTGGGCCCGCTGACGATCCAGCATTGAGGTGTCCGACAGCAGGCGATCCGACTTGCCGAGATTGCAGGGCAGGCAGGCGGTCACCAGGTTGATGATCTCGTTGTCGCCGCCCTTGCTCACCGGGTTGATGTGATCGACATGCAGGACCACGTCAGGCGCCTTGGCGCCGCAGTACTGGCAAGTGAAGTTGTCGCGCTTGAACACCTCAAAGCGCACGGACTTGCGAATGCTCTCTCTGTAACTCATACTCAGGTCTCCACGTATTGCTATACGCGCAAGCCAGCTGCAACTGGCTTGCGCACCGACAAAGCCCTGTAGTAGTCGCGCAGGGCTTTGTTGTATCTGCGCCTCCACTCACTCGAACCCATTCCCGCCAGCTCTTCAGCAGCGTTAGCCATTGCGCCGTAGTCAGAGCTCGTGAGACGAGAGCGCATAGTCACTTCGCCCTGTGCAGTTCGAGCACGGCCCGAACCTCTTCATGCCTGGCGGCCATGTGCTTGGCATGCAAGGCCAAAATCTCTTTCGCTTCGTCAGCGCTGATCTCCCCGTCCTCCAGGGCCAGAGCGATCATCTGATCAACCCGGCCACGCTTAACCGCTGTACGCAGCGAACGGTGGTGCAGGTCTACGTTGTCCAGATCGCCCGCTTCCGGCGTCCGCACAAACACTCCCCCGTACATCGCGCAGATGTAGTCCGGCAGATAGGAAGTCCCCATCTCCTGCTCCAGGACGTACAGGTCGCCGTCGCTCAGGGGCTTCACGCCCGCCGTTTCGTACATCTGGTTCTCCAGGCGCTTCAGCGGAATCCCCAGCCGCGCGGCAGCGCAATCGCGACCGCCCGGATAGGCATTGGCTACCGTGGTCATTACCTTTCTGCGGGTCTCTAGTACGGGCGTTTTCATGCTCTAGTTCTTCCCTTGAGGTCGGTGCTATACGCTGTCAGCCGTGAATTGAGGGAACGGCGAAAGCCAGCGCTTCGAATGTGGAGTCCGGCGCATCCGTGATAGCTTTCTGCTTCCACACGGAAAGGCCACGGAGGCCGGGCATGACTGATGAAATCGACAAGATCGTTGCGACGATCAACGCGCAGAAAGGCGAACTGATGGGTATCAACGCCTTCCTTATGGCAATGGCACGCTCGCTAACACCTGCGGAACTCGGGAGGGTTCTCGACGGGTTCGATAACGAAATTGCGCACATGCGATCGTTCTTGGCGTACTCGCAACTGCCGGACGAAGTCATTGGGGGTCTCGAGGGTTATGTGAAGACTTGGAACGCGATTCGAACGAGGCCAAACCAGTCTTGAGAGACTGCGCCCAGAAAGCGTCTCGGCTCTCCTCGTCATCCTTCAGCGCATTCTCGGCAGTCACTTTCTCTGGCCCGGCCAGAACCATTTCGCGGGCCAGCTCAAGGAAGCGCAGCGCATCCTCTTGGCTCATGCCCGAGTCGAACTGGATGTAGGCCGTTGGCCACTTGTCGATCAGCCGGATTTCACTGGAGCTCTTCCTCGACGAGGTGGCGCCCAGGAAGTAGGCCATCGCCAACGAGGTCCCAAAGATCAGGATTTGCATGAATTCGGTCATGGCTGGCCTCCCGGCCGGTAGATTGGTCGGGGTCAGGCAACGGCCTTGCGCGCCGGGATCGGCCGCGTTTCAACAGCCTCCAACTTCCCGTCGTCGCGGATCGTGATGGTTATGTTCCGCTTGGCGCGGAGCATCTGAGAGATAGCGCTCTGCTGCACGCCAAGCCCTTTGGCCAGATCAGCCTGCGTGCCGTGCTCAGCCAGGTATTCAATGAGGGTTACGGTCTTCATGGTGTGCTCTCGCTGGAGTCCTGCACACACATTAGCACTGCTGTTATTGATTTTTCAAGCAAAACAACAGCAGTGCTGTTTGCATAAATATCAGCTCTGCTACTTAATCACTCGGATGAAAAAGCCCGTAAGAACCCCTCTGTCGCAATCCCAGTTGGACGACGCTAAGCGCCTCCAGGCCATCTACAAGAAGCGAGTCAAGGAATCGCGTGATCGCGGTGACAATCCAATACTGAACCAGGCTGAGCTGGGTGAAAAATGCGGCTGGAAGTCCGGGCAAAGCACCGTCAGTCAATACATGACTGGACGCGTTGCGCTTAACCTTGAGGCTCTTGTCAGGCTCGCCAAGCATCTTCAGTTTGAGCCGTCGGAGGTGAGCCCAACCCTGGCTTCTGGAATCAGGCGCGCCAGTCACCAAGATGGAGTCAAGGCGCCTGAGCGAGAAGCCGCGAATGCGCCATTCCCGGATCGTCTTGATGCTGCCGACCTGAGCGAGGAGCGATACGCCTTCGTGCCTCAGTACGATGCCAAGGCAGCGGCCGGTTTAGGAAGTGAGAACCCGCATGTTGAGATTCGAGCCACCTTGGCTTTTAAGCGGGAGTGGCTCAAGGCGAAGGGCGTCAGCCCAAAGAGCTTGGCCGTCATTTATGCGGATGGCGAGAGCATGGAGCCCACCATCAACAATGGTGATGTGCTCCTCGTTGATTTATCTAAGATTGAGCCTGAAGACCAGCAGGTCTTCGTGCTCGCTGGATCTGAGGGCGCCATCGTCAAGAGACTGGTTTCATCCACTTTTGGCCGCTGGATAATCCGAAGTGACAACGAGGATAAGGCCGAGTTTCCAGACCGTAACCTGTCGCGCGAAGACAACGACGAGCACCGCATCATAGGCAAGGTCATCTGGCGGGGTGGGGATCTGTAGCTATGGGCAGATCATGGGGGAGTGAGTTGGCTTCCGATGGGGAGTGAGTGGCTAAAAAGAAAGAATGACTGTGACCATCGCTATTTGCAGTTCTAGTACAAGGAGGTGAACTTGATCCCGCTGTGGAACCACCAAGGAATTATCCCCCCTATCGACGAAAGCAATCCAACATCGCCGGTACGCGCCCCATACCAAACAGACGTGGTTCAGATAGTTGAGCGCTATGCAACTACGTTCGAGAGATGCGACGTGCTAGAAGGCTTTTTGTCTCATCGAGCGCAAATTCATAGGATGGGTATCGCCTCCGGCTTTCAATGGCTGGATGGAAGCTTCATGGAAAATGTGGAGCTTTTGGAGGGACGGCATCCGAATGATATGGATGTTGTTATGTTCGCTGACATTCCAAAGGCTGTTGAGCAGGCATTGCAGCCTCAAGATATTCAGATGCTTGTTGACAATCCCTGGATCAAGGAAAATTACAAGGTTGACTTCTACCTGCTCCCTTTGTCGGAGTCACCAGAAACGCTGATCGAAATGGCCGCATACTGGTACAGTATGTGGTCCCATAGAAGGTCTATGCAGTGGAAAGGCTTCTTGAGCGTCAGGCTCGAATCTGGGCTGGACCAGAACGCCTTAGACCTTTTGAGGGCCCGCCGGCAGGAGATCCAGCATGAACAGAACTGAATTCACCCATGCGCAAGCAGAAATCAGCTTCTTGGATCGAATTGCGCAAAAGCCTGGATTGAGCGACCTTGCTCGACTTTCGCTCGAATCCAGAAAAAATCAGGTTAGCGCTAGCCTACGAGATCCTGACCGCGGCGCTTTTGCTCCAGCAAAAGCCATCGTCACCTACCGCGGAGCGCCGGTCCACGGCGTCCACGGAATTGTTGCTGAATTCGGATCGGCTGCCACCACAAAATTTTCTGATGCGATAGCGGCAATAGCGGCCTCTTTAAGCGGCATCCTCAACGACTTTGGGCCCATTCCGAATAAGGCACAAAATCAGATCTTAATCACGGGCACAGCCTTGGGGTCGTTTGGCTTTGAGTTCGAAGAAGCTCCGGCTGCCGAGGCCCAGCTCCCGCTTGAGGGAACAACTCCTGTTTCCCAAGCGTTTGAGTTGGTTGCTGAATTACTCGAAGCATCGACAAAAGGTGATGAGGAACTATCAGAGCCTGCGTCAAGACTTGGCACTAGGGCTATCGCCATGGTGTCGGAATACTTGGATAAGCTGATTGCCTATGAGGCGTATTGCTCGGTCTCAACACAAGATCACATCTTCGCTTTCTCAAGTGTTGACCAGGTTCGAATTAGCAGGTCACGGCTTAGCACAGACAATATTACCGAAAGATTCGTTGAGTTCTCTGGAGAGTTCTTGGGCGTATTTCCTGCGGAGCGACGCTTCGAATTTAAAACGCAAGATGGAGAGGTGCTACACGGTCGTATCTCCGCTGACGTAGAGAACCCGGCAGAGATAAATACGCGCCTGAATCAACTATTCACCATCAAGTTAAATGCAAGAACTGTAGGCAAAGGTAGACCGCGTTATACGCTAACCGCTCGACCTTGGTGATCAGAACCAGAAGCCCCGCACCCGCGGGGCTTTTCGTCCCCGCCCGCCTTTGACAGATGCCCTCCGCCGGCCAAGAAAGACAGCCGTCCGACACAGGCCACGCCTCGATTCCCATGCGCCCTTTTCACATCAGCCGCGCATTTGATACATTGAGGCGTCCTTGAAGGCACAACACCGAAAGGACTAGGCCGCGCCGGAACCTTCCCCGGCGTGGCCTTTTCGTTCCTGCCCTTCCATCCCGGCTCTGCGCTGAGCTGACGACAGCCATGCCCAGGCGCTGAACTCGCCCCAGCGCTGCCCCTCCCGCCTGACACCGAATCCTGAGCCCGCCTAGCGCGGGCTTTTTCATGGGCGCAAGAAAAATATCAGCAGTGCTATTGACCATTCAATAACAGCACTGCTAATTTATCTTCAACGCCGCAGAACAACGCAGCGCCAGGCCACCGAGCCGACCGCTCTTTCGACAATTTGGGAACCCTCTGCTGCGCCAACGTCGCGAGACGCTGGAAGAGGCAAAAGACGCAGCCCGAGCTGGGCCGGACAGTCCAGCCGTGCAAGCCCATGCGTTGCACGCGACGTTGCTCAAGTCACCTGCCAATAGACCAAAGAAGCGAACGCAGGAGTGGGAACGAACCCCGACAAGGAGAAGCGACCGAGATGACACCGATTTCACTGATGCCGGTTCATTGAGCCGGCATTGGGAAGTCAGCGATGAGGAAAATCTATGAGAGGCCTTGTTTGTGGCGTCGGAATCAACGATGCGGACTATCAAGTCTCGTCTGTTGTGAATGGAAAGAGGGTCCTATGTCATTTTTATAATAGGTGGCACGGGCTTATCGAACGCTGTTACGGAGACAGGCCATACCGCCAACGTTTTTACGAAGGTTGCCGCATGGCAGACGACTGGCTCTCGTTCATGGCCTTCAAAAACTGGATGCAGGAGCAGCCTTGGCAGGGGAATAGCCTGGATAAGGACATTTTGAGGCCATGGGAAAAGTTCTACTGCCAGGAGACGTCAGTCTTCATTCCGCAATGGCTGAACGCCCTTTGTACCGAATCTGCAAATCGAAAAAGCGACCTTCCATTAGGCGTGAGCCGGAATCCCCGCAGCAAACCAAACCCCTTCATGGCACGGATTAGGGGATGCGATGGGAAGCAATTCCTAATTGGCGTTTTCCCTGATCCTGAATCAGCGCATGTCGCATGGAGGGAGGCGAAAGCAAACATTCTCCGAGAAGCCGTCAAGAGATACGAGTTGCTGGATAGGAATGACAACCGAATCTGCGCCGCTCTTGAGGAGCGCGCAAGAAAACTAGAGGAATGACCTTGGCGCCCTTCGCAAGAGGGGCATCGAAGAAGTCAACACGCCCTGGAGGGCACGGATATGCTGAACATCAATGAAGAAGACCTGAAAGCCGCCATCGTCGCGAAAGCCGCAGACGAGATCCTGAGCCATGACAGCGAACTCTCAGGGCTGATTGCCAGGGAAGTGAAATCGCGCATCGACAAGATCTTCGCCGAACGCGCAATGGCCCAGGTCGAGAAAGCAATCGACGAAACCGTGCACAACTGCTTCGAGCGCGATTACCAGCGCGTCACCGCTTGGGGGCAGCCGGAAGGTGAGCCGACCAGCATTCGCAAAGAGCTGGAGCGAACTGTAAGCGGCTATTGGTCTGCGAAGGTCGATCCACGCACCGGTAGAGCCGATGGCGGTTACAACTCTGTCACCCGCGCCGAATACCTGATGACGCAAATCTGCGCCGAAGACTTCTCGAAGCAGATGAAGGACAGCGCCGTGAACATCACCGGTCACCTGAAGGACGGCCTGCGCAATCAGATGGGCAAGGTGATGGATGACATCCTCTCTGAGCTCTTCAAGGTCAAGAGCCTGCAAGACCAAGGAAAGGTCGAGAAACCGTACTGACCGCTTACCTCGCGCCGCTTCCCTGAGGTGGCCGTCACCCCGAACGGAGTCACACCATGCTGATCCTGACCAGAAGACCCGGCGAAACCCTGCATATCGGCGACGACATCACCGTCACGGTCCTCGGCAGCCAAGGCGACCAGGTGCGCCTCGGCATCACCGCCCCGGACGACGTCGCCATTCACCGCTCCGAGATCTACCAGCAGATCGGCAACGTCCGACCGGTGCCGCCGGCGGATCTTGTCGAGTCCTGGAATCGCACGCACCCGGCCCAGGTGGCAGTTGAGTACCGTCCGCTCCGCGACTCCATTCCCATCCGCACCAGAACGCTCACTCAAGCCAAAGTTTCCGCCTCCGGCATGGCGGTGATCTGGCTAGAAGGCCAGGCCACGCCGGTGCTGCTGCGCAACTGCACTGCTGTTTCCTGAGCCCGTTTCATCCCCCCCTTGCCCGGCTCCGGCCGGGCTTTTTTCGAGCGTTTCCGCATGCCGACGCATCGCCGGCAGCCGAAAGCGCTCCCGCCCCTCGGCCAGGGGCTCTCTCTCAAAGGACCGAATCATGACCCGCAAGAAGAAGACCGAGGTTGAAGAGATCGTCACCGCCTACAAGGGGTTCAAGCAGGACCTGACCTGCCGCGGCTACCAGTTCGAGATCGGCGGAACCTATAAGCACGAGGGTGAGGTAGAGGCATGCGCTTCGGGCTTCCACTCCTGCGAGTACCCCCTTGATGTCTTCGGCTACTACGCCCCAGGCGACAGCCGATTCGCCATCGTGAAGGCTTCGGGACAACTGAGCCGTCACGACGATGACAGCAAGATCGCCAGCGCCACCCTGATGGTGGAAGCGGAAATCAGCATGCCGACCATGATCTCGCGAGCAATCGACTGGATCATGGCTCGGTTGGACAGCTCGGTTGAGCAGACGGTGGTGGGCGACACCGCCAGCAACACCGGCAACCGCTCGGCAGCCAGCAACACCGGCGACTACTCGGCAGCCAGCAACACCGGCGACTGCTCGGCAGCCAGCAACACCGGCTACCGCTCGGCGGCCGAGGTCAGCGGCAAGGAATCCGTCGCCGCATCCCTGGGTATCGAAGGCCGCGCTCGCGCGTCTGCCGGCAGCGCCATCGTTCTCTGCCATCGCGACGACGAGGGGCGCCTCATCCATATCCGCGCCAGCAAGGTCGGGGAGAACGGCGTAAAGCCGGACACCTGGTACCAGTTGAGTGCCGAGGGCGAGTTCGTCGAATTCGACGAGTGAGCCGCCACCGAACAGCGAACGAGTCGAGGGGCTAGCGCAGCCAGATCTGACGCATCCGGGGAAGCGCCCGGCGTTCGCTCCATTTGCCCTGATACGGGAAGAGAGGAATCCATGCCAGACCTTGGCGAGTTCGCAGCGCTGTTCGTTGTGCTGTTTCTGACTATGTATTGGTGAGGTGAGAGATGAGTGAGTGGATCAAGTGCAGTGACCGTATGCCGGAGCACTCAGATGAAGTCATGGTTTGCCGAAAGTGGCCGGGCCAGGACTGTTTCGCTCCCGAGTTCGACCGCTGGGTATCTGACGAAGGCTCGGATGAAGGCGGTTTCTGGATGCTGGCTGAGGACTCTTGCCAGCGCATCGAAACCTGTGCCGATGGACCGGGCCATGTAGAACGGCCTGAAACCACTCACTGGATGCCCCTACCCGAACCACCGCAAGACGCCTGACAGGCAGGAGAACAGAATGAGCAAGCATACGCCCGGTCCGTGGGGTCAAGATAAATGGGGCAGTCTTCAGACTGAAGGCGGCCAGGATGTTCTTCTCCGCGGCATCACCACTATCAGCGCAGGAAGCGATGAGCGAATCGCCGAAGCAGAAGCAAACACGCGCCTGATTGCTGCGGCGCCGGAGCTTCTGGAGGCGTGCCAAGCCTTCTCGCGCCTGTACGCTAGTTTGTGGGATGTCGTCGAGCCAAGCGGATCGGGCTTCCTCTCGCCTGAATCGGTTAAGGAGTACGACGCCATTCATGAACTGATGAATGCCGCAATCGCCAAGGCCACCGCCTAACCGCGCCCTGGCGCATACACACACTGGAGGCGAGATATGTACAAGCACGCTTCGATTTCTGATCTTCTCGGAAAGACCATAAAGCAGATCACCGGATTGGAAGCTGGAAGCGATTCTGTCGATTTCGAATGTGAAGACGGCTCTCTGTTTCGGATGTATCACCAGCAGGACTGCTGTGAGAGCGTTTCGATTGACGATATCGAGGGTGACGCAAGCGACCTTGTTGGCCAGCCGTTGGTGGTTGCCGAGGACGTCAGTAGCGAAGACTTCCCGGCTCCGCCTGGGGATTACGTAGAAAGCTACACATGGACCTTCTACCGACTGGCCACAGCCAAAGGCTTCGTCGTGATCCGCTGGCTTGGCGAGTCGAACGGCTACTACTCCGAATCGGTCGATTTCAGCCGCATCAACTGACTTCCCCGGCAAGGACGCCACCCTTCAATGGGGATGACTCTAGTGCGCACCGGGGCGCGTTCGCGTAAGCCTGGAGACTAGAGCCATCCCCACCCTACCCCTCATTAGCCCGGCAAGTCCGGGCATTTTTTCGCCTGTATGACGGGAGCGATTCGGAACGCTGCCGCATACGCGCGGCAAAGAGGTCAGAGAGATGAGCATTCAAACCAAAGCGGCGACGATCTATTTCGCCCCTACTGCTCGGAAAAGTTTCATCACGAAACGCGCGGCTATCAACGCCGAGGCCAGGGCGATCATCAATAAGCACTTCCCTATTGAGCGCGGCTGCTCCTGCGGCTGCGGCGATCCTGGCTGGCGGCTTGAAGAGGCCAACCCCGAGCGCTTCGCGCGCTACTACCGGCTGCTTACCGTAGCGCTCAAGAGGACCATTCCATGACCGCAATCCGCCGCATGCACGCGAACGCGAGGTGAGACATGAACACCGCATTGAAATACGCCCAGGAACGCTGGGACAACGCGCTACCGCCCGACGATGACGGCGACCGCGAGTATGTCACTGAGGAAGTCGGCAAGCTATTGAACTGCGAGGACGGTGATTGCTTGCCGTTCCATGATCGGAAAGAAAGGCCCTTTATCGGCCCTGAGTTTACGGTCTACGGATTCGCCGGATTCGTGCCTGAGTGGCTAGCGGAAGTCGACAGCAAAGAGTGCCCGATGACTCAGCTACTCCTAGCCGTCCGCCGAGGCGACCTGGAACTGGCCCAACGCATCTGGTTCCGCGCATTCGAATCCACGCTTATCGAGAACGCCGAGAAGCTGGTTAGGGAGAGACGCACATGACCATCACCATAGACCTGAAAGAGGCCGCCAAAGTCCTGATCTTCGGCGGCTTTTTTGTGGGCGGTATCGGCGCTTTCGCCTGGGCATTCGTGGGGATGGTTACGCCATGAGCAGAAGTGGATATTGCGACGATTTGGACAACTGGTCTTTTATCTGCTGGCGGGGCGCGGTCAGCTCAGCAATTAAGGGCAAGCGTGGGCAGGCCTTCCTGATTGAGTTGCGCGAGGCTCTGGATGCTATGCCAGAAAAACGCCTTATCGCAGATGAGCTAGAGGCTGACGGCCAGTTCTGCGCCCTCGGCGTTCTCGGCGCCAGGCGCGGGATAGACATGAGCGGGATCGACCCGAATTGCCGAGAGACTGTAGCGGCGGCTTTCGACATCGCTCCTGCTCTGGCCGCTGAGATCGTTTTCGAGAACGACGAATACCCTGGCTCCTACCAGAGGCAGGACGATGGCTCGATGAAGTGGGGGCGCGAAACGCCAGAGCATCGCTGGAGGCGTATGCGCGACTGGGTCGAATCTAGCATCCAGGCGACCATGCCATGAACCACCACCTCAAGCGAATCATGCTCTACACCAAGCGCACCCTGCTCGGCGCGATGGTTGCGATCCTGATCGTGTTCAAGGCAATCGATCTCGGCGGCGCAATCACTGGCGAAGCGACGGCTGAGCAGCCCATTACGCACCTGTCCGCAGCAGGCCGGTAATCCGGATAACTGCGGCTTCCCCAGCGGGCGGTGGGCGGCATGAAGAAAACACCCGCAGCAGCGGCTTCTAGCGCAACGCTATTCATCCCGCGGGGGTGACGCTGCCGAGTGGCGCCGTAAGCGCCTTTCACCTTCTACCTGGAGAACATCATGCGAGCAATGATCTTCATTGCCGGCCTATTCCTGCTCGCCGGCTGCACCGATGAATCAACAGCACGCCGAGCGCTTGAAGGCGCAGGCTACAGCCACATCCGATTCACCGGATACAGCTGGTTTTCATGTGGCCAAGAGGACGTCAAGTCGACTGGATTCGTCGCTAAAGGCCCAACCGGCCAGTCAATATCTGGAACCGTCTGCTCTGGAATTATCTTCAAGAACTCGACCATCCGCCTGGATTAACCCCTCCCTTCACTGGCTGCGCATGCGCGGCGAGGATCATTCATGTCCGCAGAAAATCAACTGGTCGAAGTACCAGCCAAAGAAACCGCTCTGCAAGTCTACTCGGCAGCCAATGGCCTGGATCCTTTCCTGGCCAAGATTCGCGAAGAGATCGACTCATTCGTGCCGGACGTAAGCACTCGCAAGGGTCGAGAAGCCATCGCTTCCATCGCCTACAAGGTAGCCCGCTCCAAGACGGCGCTGGACAACGTGGGCAAGGAATTGGTCGCTGAGCTGAAGGAGGTTCCGAAGAAGATCGATGCCGAGCGTAAGCGGATGCGCGATCTGCTGGACAGCTGGCAGGCTGAGGTTCGCAAGCCGCTGACAGAGTGGGAAGAGGCGGAAGCGGCGCGGGTTGCTCGCCATCAGGGCGAGATCGACAAGATCAACCTGCGCCTGGAATGCCGCGACCTGGACTCGGCCGAACTCAAGGCCAACATAGCTTGGCTGGAAGGCCTGGCCATCAGCGAAGCCTGGGAAGAGTTCGAGGCAGAGGCTGCTCGCGCCAAAGATGAGGCTTTGATCGCTCTCCGAGAATCCCTGGTTGCCCGTGAGAAGTTCGAAGCCGAGCAGGCCGAACTGGAACGCCTGCGCGCCGAAGCAGCAGCACGCGAGCAGAAAGAGCGCGAGGAGCGCATTGCCCGCGAAGCAGCAGAGCAGGCACGGCGTCAGGAAGAGGCCAAGGCCCAGGCAGAACGCGACGCCGCAGTACGCCGTGAAGCCGAAGCACAGGCCGCAGCAGAGCGCCGCGAACTTGAACTTAAGCTTGCCGCCGAGCGCGCCGAACGCGAAGCCATTGAAGCCAAGCAGCGCGCAGAACAAGCAGAGCGTGATGCGCAACGTCGCGCTGAAGAAGCCGCAGCGGCAGAACGCAAACGGCAGGCCGATGAGCAGGCCCGCATCGAACGCGAGGCTGCTGCACGCGAAGCCGACAAGGCGCACAAGAAATCCATCAACAACGAGGCGCTGGCGGCTCTTATCGCCGGCGGCATGCCCGAGGAATGCGCCAAGCAGGCGATCACCCTGATCGCTCAGCGAAAGGTTCCTCACATCACGATCAACTATTGAGGTTAACCATGAGCAACGCAGTTGCACAGCGGCATGAAAGTGCTGCCGTAATTCAGGCCGGAGAGTCGGCCACCATCCTCCAAGTTATCCAGCGCGCCGCCGCAGACCCTCAGTGCGACATCGAGAAGATGGAGCGCCTGATGCAGATGCACGAGCGATTCCAGGCCAGACAGGCAGAGCAGCAGTACACCGAGGCGCTAGCTGCAATGCAGCAAGAACTGCCCGCAATTGCGGAGCGTGGAGACGCGAATGGCCGCTACAGCTACGCGCTCTGGGAGGACATCAACGAGCGCCTAAAGCCGATCCTGGCCAAGCACGGATTTGCCCTGACATTCCGCACCCCGCGCAATGAGAAAGGCGTCGAAGTTGAAGGCGTCCTCAGTCACCGCGGCGGTCACAGCGAGCGCACCTCGATGCTGCTTCCGGCAGACACCAGCGGCAACAAGAACGCCGTCCAGGCCGTGGCCAGTTCGGTCAGCTACGGCAAGCGCTACACAGCAGGCGCCCTGCTCAACTACACAACCCACGGCGAAGACGATGACGCGTTCAACGCCGTATCGCAGCAGCCCGCTCTGGATCAGCAGGTCGTTATCGACATTCTGGAGCGCATTGACGAGGCCAAGGATAAGGACGAACTCGCCGCGATCTGGAAGGCGGCTGTCGGGGTGCTTCGCGCGGCCGGCGACACGACTGGCTATGAGCGCGTTAAAGCGGCTGCGGCCGAACGTGGCAAGGCTCTTGAGGGGACAGAGAAATGATTATTATCACCTGCGACCAAGGAAGCCCCGAATGGCACCAGGCCAGGGCCGGGTGCATCACCGCCAGTATGTTCGGCGATGCCCGCGCAAGGCTTAAATCTGGCGCCAACAAAGGCCAGCCGACTTCCGCCGCTCTGGATTACGCCTTCAAGCTGGCCGTTGAGCGTATCAGCGGGCAGCCGCTAGATGGAGGATTCGAGACCTGGCAGATGAAGCGTGGTCACGAACTGGAACCAGAGGCCCGCATGGAGCACGAGATTCAGACAGGCCTGATCATCCAGCGCGCCGGCTTCGTGACAACCGACGACGGCATGTTCGGAGCCAGCGCTGACGGACTGATCGGCGAGGATGGCGGCAGCGAGTACAAGTGCTTCCTCGCCCCGGAGAAGCTTCGCGCCTTCCACATCGACAACGACGCCAGCGGAATCATGGATCAGGTTCAAGGATGCATGTGGATCACTGGCCGCAAGTTCTGGCACGTCGGCATGTACTGCCCTGCGCTGGAGCCTGTAGGCCGTCAACTCTGGTGGCGAGAGTTCAAGCGCGACGACGACTACATCGAGGAACTTGAGTCCGACTTGTGGTCGTTCAAGCTGCTTGTCGACGAGTACGAGGCAAAGTTACGGGAGAAGGCAGCATGAGAACCGTACTCAAAGCCACCTGCGGCAAGCACTCCAAGGCAATCTCCGTCTCGCAGATCACCCACTTCGTCGCCGAAGACAAGTACGTCATCGCGTACTACCCGGATGGCGTACTTGTCTTGAACGAAACGCTTAAGGCTCTGGAGACTGAGTTCGCCGACGAGTTCATCCGCGCCCACCGGAAAGCCCTAGTCCGACGCTCGCTGATCAGCATGTTCAAAACCCGACCTGATGACAGCCAAGCCGGCGAGGTACTACTGCTCGGAACCGAGAACTGGATACCCGTCAGCCGCAGCCACTCAGCGCAGATCAAATCGGCGATGAGTGCATGAGGGCCATGTCATGCACATCAAGAAAGACGTCATCGAGGTCATCAAGTACGCGGCGATGATGGCGGCCTGCTCTCGCCAGTCCTGGGGAATCTACCCCATGAACCAGGGTTACAAGGCAATGCCCTTCCGTGGCGACTATCACCGCGTCGTCGAAGTCTGCCACCCCTGACCGAACAGGAATAACCCCATGCACCAGCTAACAGCGAATCACCGCCCTTGCGGTGTGACGGTCACCGGCTGGCCTGAAGAAAGCCAGCTTATGACATCGGACGACATTCTGCGCATCGCGAGAGCGGTTAAGCAGATGGCGATCAACCAGTCCCAGGGCGCCGATGGCGTTCGGGTCTACCCGGAGGATGAGCCATGCCATTCGACGAAAGCCCCGCAGTCCGCCGCATAAACGCCCTCTGCTCCCCCGCGCCAGCACGCTACCTGCACATTCCCACCGGCATTCACTGGGTCGTCATCGACAGCCTGGGCAATGTCCTGCAACTCGAAAACATCGAGCGCCGGCGCCGACTGATAACCGTTTCTGACCTCGAAACCGAGGCCTGGAGAAAGCTCCCATGAACAAAGCAAATGAATGCACCTGCCCTTCTGGCGACGGCTCCCTCGTCCATCCGTGCCCGGCACATCCTGCGGTAGAGCAGGCAGGCGGGGATGAGCGCGACTTCCAGGCAGAGGGCGCACAGGAGGTTCCATCGCCAGTCTCACAAGAGTATGACCGACATTTGATCAGTCTTTTGCGTAAAGGTGAGGCACTTCCTGGCCACCAGGAGGAGGCCGCTGACGAGATCGAGCGCCTGCGCGATTGGAATGATCACCTGAACAACACCGTTCTACCCAACATACTCAATCCAACTTTCCTGATGCTCATGAAGGGCGGCGAGAGGCTGCTTGACCTGTGCACGAAGGACGGCGAATTCATTGGCGTATCGCTGAATGACATGAAGGACGTGTTTGATTGGATGGTCACGCACGCTCGAATTGCACCTGATCAAGCCGCCCTGGCGCAACCCTCCCCAGCGCAGACTCAACCCTCTCCGGCCCCAACCCTGCGTGCCGCCATTGATGTAGCCAACGACCGGTTCGAAGTGCCTGTAGCGAAGTGGGGGACCGACCTGGTAGGGGAAGAGGAGCGGCCGGAGGTAGCAGAAGTCGCGTTCGTCCTGCGCAACATCGGCGCTATGGACGCTGAAGACATCGACGGCGACAACGTTGATCTGCGCTTCGAGGATGCCGAAGGCCGCGATACAGGGTGCGACGTTTCCATCGTCGAGTACGCCGAGAAAGCCGCTGACCTATTCGAACAGCACGACCGCATCGTCGGGGAGCTGCGAGCGGATCGCGATTCGTGGGCAGAGCAGGCAGAGCAGCGCCTCGCGGACTGGGATGAAATGCGTAAAGAGCGCGACGCCGCCCTGGCCGAAGTCGAGCGCCTGCGCCAGTTCGAGCGCATCTGCGAAGGGCTGCCGCAAGACGCCATCGATGGTGGCTGGACCGTGCAAGGCATTCGCGGCTATGCCAAGCACTTGGAGGATCAACTGAAAGTCGCCCTGGCCAGGGTCGCGGAGCTGGAGAAGCAGGAGCGGCCGGAGGTGCCAGATGAATGAGGCGGTCGCGATACCTGGCTTTGATCCTTTCATGGCGACCAACGATGGCTGCATCTTCAACGGCGAGACTGGGAAAAAGCTGACCACTCAGCTAGACAAGAAAGGCTACGAGAAGATCACATTCCGGCTGCATGGCCAGAAGAAAAACATGTTTGTTCATCGTCTCGTTGCACTTGCGTTCATCCCAAACCCTGACTGCAAGACGCAAATAAACCACATCAACGGCGTAAAGACAGACAACTCAGCAGCGAATCTTGAATGGTGCACACCGTCCGAGAACATCAAGCATGCCTATCAACAAGGACTGCTCCACCAAGACGGAATTCCAATCATCGCCGAGTCAGAAGAAGTTGCCGGCTTCGGCATATGGTTCCCATCTTCGAAATCTATCCGTCGTCATGGATTCGACAGGCGTGGCGTCTATCGCTGCCTGAATGGACATGTCCAAAAGTACAAAGGCTTCCGATGGAAGCGAGCAGAACAAACTCACAACCGAGCCTCTGAGGAGCCGTGAGCATGATCAGCCAATACGAAAACATCATCGGCATGCGCAAGAAGATAGACGCCCAGGCTGATCACATACGCCGCCTTGAAATCCGAATTCATGAGTTGCGTACAGCCCAGGCTCAGCACAGCGTGCCGGAGGTGTCAGGGATCGGACGAGACTTCGCCTATCCGCGCTCCGTAGTTCTGTACCTGCGCACAGAGCCGACCGACGACGACCTGCGAGCCATCCATGATGGTCTGCGATCTCTCGCCGCCGCGCCCGGCAAGGAGGTAGGTCATGAGTGAGGTGAAGCGGTTCGACCACGTGAACCATGCTCACGTTGATGACTGTGCGCACATTGAGAACCCCGGAGGAGCGTGGGTGAAGGCCTCCGACTACGACGCCCTCGCCGCCGAGGCCCAGGCGCTCAGGGAGGAAGTCGCAGAGTACGAGGCTCTCTGCAACCGTCAGGCCGAGTTGCTGAGCCAGTCCATTGTCGCCATTCGAGGGCCAGAGCCTGAACTCACGCGCTGGGGATATGCCGACTTACCACTACGTGTAAAGACGATTGTTGAGGAAGTCGCAGCACTGCGCGCAAGGGTGGCTGTTGTGCCTGATGCGAGCACGGTGTACGCGGCGCTCGATGCTCGTGAGCGGTTATTCACAAGTCCTGAGAACATTCAGGTAGCGCTGGAAGCTCAATCGCGCCTCAACGGCCTGACGGTCAGCGAGGGGCTGTTGCGGCGGATCGTAACTCCGGCACTTACCAGTTCGGATGCGCACGACCGCATTGGCGCACTTGAAGAGTTGCGCGCCCTGCTGAGCGAGCAGGATGGAGGGAAGCCATGAGCATGGAGTTCATTCGAATGGCCTACAACGTTCCCTGCAAGCGAGGCGGAAAGGTCATCTACCGAGGTCGCGGCACCGAGGAGCACGGGACGATAACAAGCGCAAAGGGCGCCCACCTCATGATCAAGCTAGACGGCGAAAGCAGGCCAAGGAGGTTCCACCCGACCTGGGCGCTTCAGTACCTTCCGGAGCAGGCATAGCCACCCATCGCCATCCACTGTACGCATATACAGCAATTCGGATAATGGGCTACCCACTACCCGGATTGAATATGCGCACGAAACCCTTCCGCCCGCCGCGCCGGCATGAGATCGCCGGCCTCCGCTACTACCGCACCGCGTCGGCTTACAACTGGCTCGGCGTAGCGATGGCACATCCGACTTGCGCAATCCAGTTGCTGCTCGAACAGTGTGAGCCAGACGTGCTTTCGCCGATGTTCGAGATTGAGATCGACGCGATCCTGAGCCAAGCCGACGAATACGCAAAGACCGGCCAGGTGCTCGAGCGCGAGCAACTGCGCGAAATGCTCATGCACCTGATCGCCAAAGCGGCGGGCGAGTAACCCCACGAAACCAACGCATCCGACCCTCGGAGGACCAACCGTGGACAACGACAACGAAACACTAGTCGCGCTGCTGATCATCGCGCTCATCGTCTTCGGCATCTTCCGGATAGTCGGGGACTTCAAGAACCTCTACGAGCAGACCGAGTTGAAAGGACAGGAGTTGAGCAGATGGAGCAAGCAGTGAGAGACGAGTTTGAAGCAGCCTACCCGCTGCCCGATGGAATGGAGCGAAACGGTGAAAGCTACACCGGAGGGGAAATGTGGTGGCTATGGGAGGAACGCTGGCAAGTGTGGCAGAGAAGCCGCGCGGCTCTGAGGGTGGTGTTGCCGGACGACGGCATCGAGGACTGTCAACGTGACTGGCCGAACTCCTGCCGTGACAACTTCGATACCGGCTACTGCTATGCGACTGACCGGATCACTCAAGCCCTCCAGCAAGCCGGAATCGAGGTGAAGGAATGATCGACTTCAGAGGAATCACCGTTTTTCGCATGGATGACTTGGCGCCAGGAACGATGATCGTGAGCCCGGACGTCTACGACATGCTCAAGGGCAAAGAGGCTGATCCGCAGTTGATTAGCGAGGCCAGGCGAAATGCTGAGAAGGTCGAGGAAATGCTGAAGGGAGTGAGGAAGCCATGACCGACCACGCAGAGCTGCGGAGGCTGTCTGAGGTGGCAACGCCTGGGGAATGGCGAACCGGGGACGGCGACGATTCGCTTCCTGACTGCGTTTTGTCCGGCGAATTCGTTGTCTGCGAGCACGCAGGTGGAGACGTGGATTACATCGCAGCCGCCAACCCCAAGACCGTCCTCGCCCTGCTGGACGAGATCGACGGGCTGAACGACGAGTTATCCGCATGCACCGAGCATCCGGGCGGATGTGGGTATTGGCGCGAGGCCGCCAAGCGTAGAGCCGAAGAGCGCGACCGGCTGAGGGCGCAGAACGATGCGCTGCGGGGAGCGCTACATGCCGTTCAAGCCGAGGTCGACGGGAATCTCCGCCCACTTACCCGCGACCTCGTGAACATGGTCAGCGGCTTGAATAACGGCACTCACCCGAATGACATCTACGACCACTGCGACGAGATCGAAAGGATCATCGACGCAGCCCTAGAAGGAGCAACGCAATGAACGACCGCGAACTACTCGAACTGGCGGCGCGGGCGGCGGGGATCAAGGCACGCTGGTTCCGAGTAAAACAATGGCGACAAGTCGGTGGTTATAGGATGCAAACAGGGCAGGAAGATGTTTTTGGAACTCATCATAGCAAGCCTTGGAACCCGCTCACCGACGACGGCGACGCGCTGAGGCTGGCTGTCTCTACGAGTCTGCACAAACGCCTTCATGAAATACTGACTGGACCAGCTTATCGCGCAGACGCTTTGTCGTATGGAGAGCAATGCGCCACGCGTAGAGCAATCACCAAAGCCGCAGCCGAGATCGGCAAGTCTATGGGAGGTGGGGAGTGAGCGACGCACCCATTGAACCCCATGAATACCTCTACGGCGTGAAGGTCGTCCAGATCGAGGACTTGAGGGTGGCGCGTGGACTTACCCGCCGCCCCGTTTCGTCCTGCCGTCACCGGAAGATGGTCTACGACGACAAGGAGCGCCGCATCTGGTGCAGCGATTGTGAAACGGAGGTCGAGCCGTTTGATGCCTTCATGCACCTGGTGCAGGTATTCGACGGCGGCTTGAAGGACTTGAACAGGCGCCGCCGAGAACTTCATGAGGCAGAGCAGTTTGCAATCCGCAGCCGGGCAGCCAAGGTGATCGACGAAGCGTGGCGCAGTACGAAGATGGCTCCGCTTTGCCCGCACTGCAATGAGGCGCTTCTCCCGGAAGACGTTGTAAAGGGAGTTGCCACGGCGTCCAAGCAACTGATCATCGCTCGCCGCAACAAGCAGAAACAACCGAAGTAGCCCAGCCGAGCCCACTAGGGCCTCGTCCTGAGGCCCGCCCGGCTGGGCTCCAAATCCTACCATCATGCCCTCCCCGGCAATAGCTGGGGTGGAGAGGTATTGCTTATGGAACCTGAAATCATCCATGTGCCAGAGCTTGCCAAGCTGCTCGGGCGAACTGAATCATCAATCCGCAGCGCAATCCAGGCGCACCCTGACTGGCTGCCGCCGCACTTCAAGCAGGGGATCAGGGTGTGCTGGAGGCTGGAAACGGTGCGCAAGTTCCTGCGTGAGTACGAGGCGGGAGAGCACAAGGCTCCGAAGGTGGGCAGGCCACGGAAAGAACCGCCTCGCCTGCTGAAGAGGGCCTAGCCGAGCTTGTCGGCCAAGGCCTGAGGAGAAAGATGCGTGTAGCGTTTGAGCATGGCCAGCGTCTTGTGCCCGGTGATCGCGGCGACCTCCATCATGGAAAAGCCGCGTTCGAACAGCCGAGATGTGGCCTCATGGCGCAGGTCGTGGAAGGTAAGGCCGCTCACGCCGGCGGCCTCGCAAACCTTGGGGAAGTAGTTGCTAACGGTGTTCGGTGCAAGGCTGAACACCTTGCCATCAATCCGCGCCGGAAGCGACTTGAGAAGTTCTCGAGCGCGTGAGGACAGAGGGACCGACCGGCGTTCGCCGTTCTTCGTATCCTCCAGAACCGCAACCTTGTCGCGAATCTGTTCTCTGCGCAGCAGCAGAAGCTCAGACCTGCGCATAGCTGTGTCGGCTGCCAGTTCGATAATCACCGGGAGTTCAGGGTGAAGCTTGGCGGCTTCAGCATAAATCTTGCGTAGTTCTATGGTAGTGGGCCTGCGCTCACGCGCCCTGCTCCCCTTTGGCATACGCAGGTTCTTGCAGGGATTCGTCAGGCCTTCAAGCCGCCACTCCTTTGCCGCAATGGTATAGAGGTGGCTGATGATCGCCAGATCTAACCGAACAGTAGACGATGAGGCGCCATCCTTCAGTCGAGAGTCACGATACTCAGCAAGATCAGACGGAGTGATTTCTCCAAGCCCTTTAGCTGCCAGGGGATGTGCCAGCCATCTCCTGATTCGACCCCTTTCCTGGCTGGCCCCCTTCTTATGCTCAGAAATCTCCCTTTCGTATTGCTCTAAGGCCTTGCCTAGCGTGGTTCGCATGGCCGCCCTGGTGTCGACGAATCGCGAGCGCGACATATCGCCCTCGATCTCGGCTGCCCAGCGCTGGGCCTCAGCCTTGGTGTCGAAGGTAGCGGAAAGAGTTGGGTGTCCTTTTCTGCGGATCTGTGCGCGCCAGGCGCTCCCGCGTTTCTCGAAGTAAGCCAT